TATATAAGAAGGGGCGCCAACTTGTTCAGATAGTTTAGATATTATATCCAACGTTTCTTGAGACAAGTTACATATAAACCCAGCATTTGTTATTTCTTCATAATCTAATATACTATATTGTTTTGTAATATGTACTGGAGATGTAGTCGTCATAAAATCCTAATATTATATAACAATAATTGTTTATATCTATTTTAATATTATTATTATTATCTTGATATTATTATTTACAAATTATAAGCGCGGCAATTAGTCGCTATCAAATAAATATTAAATAAATACTTATAAATACTTAAATGTATAATAACATATAATATAAAATGTCAGGAAAACCCCCCACGAATCGTAATAATAGATATAGTAATGGAAATAACGGAACTAATGGAAGTAATGGAAATAATGGAAGTAATGGAAATAGGTATAGAAACGACGAAACAAATACGAATACGAATAGGAATAGTTCATTTGTAGGTAACTATGATACTAACAATACACGCTATGATAATCGCCGTTATAATAGAAATAACGGACCAAGGTATGACAATGGACAAAGATTTGATATGAATGAAAACCAAAATCAACATCCAGCGCAAAATCAAAATAGTGGTTTGAATATTAATAGAAACGAGCCTATTTCTAAATCAGAAAATGTTGTTTTGGGCGAAACGACGACTACATCCCAAGACGATACGGTTGCCAATGTCGACAACATCGACCCTAACTATATTCCGAAAGAATTCGACAAATGGGAAGACTTAGAGGGTGTTATAAGCGAAGAAGTTATGCGCGGTATTTACGCTTATGGTTTCGACAGTCCTAGTTTGATCCAACGGAAGGCTCTTCTCACTATTTTTGATAAAAAGGATATTATTGCACAGGCGCAGTCAGGAACCGGGAAGACGGGCGTTTTTACGATCGGTGTTTTACAAAAGGTAAATACGGAAATAAATAAAACACAGGCGATGATTTTAGCGCCGACACGCGAGTTGGCAAAACAAATCTATGATGTGATTACATCGATTGGGTCAATGGTTAAAAATATTCGTTTTCATCTTCTTATCGGAGGCACATCTACTGACGAGGATGCCCAGCAGTTGAAAACTATTATGCCGCATATAGTTGTTGGATGCCCGGGTCGTGTATATGACATGATGCGACGAAATCACATTGTTTCCAAGGATATCAACCTACTTGTATTGGATGAGGCAGACGAGATGCTTTCCGTCGGATTCAAGGATCAAATTTATAATATTTTTCAGTATTTGAGTCCCGATATACAGGTAGGATTATTTAGCGCAACAATGCCGAACGAACTCCAATCTCTTACAGATAAATTTATGCGCCATCCTGTTCGTATTTTGGTAAAATCGGAAATGCTTACCCTAGAAGGTATTAAGCAATACTATGTTGCTCTAAATGACGACAATCAGAAGTATGCTACTCTAAAGGATATTTTCAATATTATTTCAATGTCGCAGTGTATTATTTATTGTAACAGTATTAAGAGGGTAATGGATCTGACCGATGCAATGATTAATGACGGATTTCCGGTATGTTGTATTCATAGTAACATGGAGAAATCGAAGCGCGATGAAGCATATAACGATTTTAAGGCAGGAAAGCATCGCGTGCTCATTTCTTCGAATGTTACATCGCGCGGTATTGATGTTCAGCAGGTTAGAACTGTTTTGAATTTTGACTTGCCGAAATGTATGTTTAATTATCTGCATCGTATTGGGAGGTCTGGACGCTGGGGTAGGAAAGGAACTGCGATTAACTTTGTTACAAGATGGGATATTAAAACAATGAAGGATATTGAGCGGCATTATCATACTATTGTTGAGGAGTTGCCGTCGAATATTACTATTGATTAAATATCCCAATATAGGTTGACCATTCATCCAATCATCCAATCATCCAATCATCCAATCATCCAATCATCCAATCATCCAATCATCCAATAATAAAATAAATTCGTATATTTATTTTATTATTTATATATTTGACATATAAATATGTTTGATCTTGAAAAATATTTGACACAACTAAAGGATGAGCAAATGAAAAAATTAGAAGAGTTGAATGGTAAGCAGAATACCGACTCCACTCAAAATAATGATAATGATAAAAATATAACAACATCTTTTAAATTCCCCATAACATATTTAGAAAACAAACATGAGATTAATGAAAATATTATAAATGATCTGGAACTAGTTGAATCAAAAGACCCTGAAGGAAAATCTATGTATTCGCATATTTTTAAACCGGATTCAATATTTAGCAAAAAGTTTTTAAATGAATGGAGTAAATATTATACAACGGATGTTACATTTTTAAAGGACTCGCAGGTATTTTATAAGTCTTATGTGAATCAACATGGTGGGGATTTGAAAACACCCATAAAGATGGTTACAGATAATAACGAAATAACGATTGATCCGCATGATATTTTTCAGAAGATAGATGCTTTGTGGATTGATATTGCGGGGGATAAAAATTTCAAACAACGGTTTAGTTATATTGATATTCCTATTTTAGATCGACTTAATAAATCCCCCGGCTTTTTACAATTATTGAGTCTCTATAATCTTACATCGCCAGTTATTTCTCTTCTTTCACCTGTTATTTTGCTTATTATACCGTTTTTTCTTCTGAAACTACAAAAAATAAATGTCACCATTTCGGGATATATCGAAACACTTAAGCGAATATTTGCCACACATCCAATTGGTAAAATGATTTCGCTATTTGATTTTTCAAGTATGCCGTGGGATAAACGTATATATGTACTCATGTCGTTTGTGTTTTATGTTATACAAGTCTATCAAAACATAATGTCTTGCTATCATTTTTACAAAAATATGATATTAATTCATAAAAATATATTTATTCTTCGTGATTATTTTAAGTACACTACAAACAATATGGAGCATATTATAGGTATATCATCGTCGCTTGGAACATATAGCGAGTTTACAAAAGACCTTAAACACAATAAAGATAAACTGGAAAAACTATGTAAAATATTTGATAAAATAAAACCATTTCGTATTTCATTTGGTAAAATGCTTGATATCGGAAAGATCATGAAACTAAATTATGAAATATTCGTTGACAATGATATTAAAAAATGTGTCGACTATAGTTTTGGATTCAATGCCTTTTATGAACATGTAGATCATTTAAAGACCATAATTGATAACGGTAACGTAAATGCGTGTTCTTTTATTGACGCAACATGTGTAGACGAGAATAAGGAGGTAGAGAAAGATAGTAAAGTAGAGGAGAAGCCTCATAAAAAACACAAAAAAGGGAAAAAGAACAACTCAAATAAATCTGAAAAGTCCACTACATCGGCAGCATCGGCAGCATCGGCAGCATCTGCAGCATCGGCAGCATCTGCAGCATCAACCGCATCAGCAAAATCCAAAGATACTGAATATTCTTCTACAAAGACGGCGACATCAAGAAATATTACAAATTTTAAAAATTTATATTACCCACCCCACGGTACCCCTATCAAAAATAATGTAACAATTGATAAAAAAATAATAATTACTGGTCCAAATGCTGCAGGTAAGACGACCGTTATTAAATCAACAATGATGAACATTATATTATCTCAACAAATAGGATATGGTTATTATGAAACGGCTGAAATTAGACCATATGATTATTTACATTGCTATTTAAATATTCCTGATACATCTGGTCGCGATAGTTTATTTCAAGCAGAATCGAGAAGATGTAAAGAAATTCTCGACTGTTTAGAGAAAAATAGCGACAAGACACATTTTTGTATATTTGACGAGTTATATTCAGGCACAAATCCATATGAGGCCGTTGCTAGCGCATACGGATATATAGACTATTTGTCTAATATGAAAAATGTAGACCTAATGCTTACAACACACTATATCGAACTATGTAAAAATTTAAAAACAAACAACTATATTAAGAATTACCATATGAGTGTAAATATTATAGACGATCACAATGTTGAATACCTTTATAAATTTAAAAAGGGAATATCAACAATTAAAGGAGGAATAAAAGTGTTACATGATTTAGAATATCCAGAAGCAATTATTACAAATACAAAAAGAATTCTTGTTTCGATGTAACTTACATAAATTACAATGTATAGATATGGTAGCGATAGCGATAGCGGTAGCGAATAACGACACATGATTGTGGAACCAATAGAAAAAATAGTAAATAATAATTTATAAAATATAGAATAACATTAAGCGTTAAATATTTTATTTTTATTTATGTATAAAAATAAAAGATGTCTTTGTTTAGTTCACAAACTATTTTTTGTATATTATTTTCATTATTAATTGGTTTTGGATTATATTATTATATAAAAATAAAATACCGTGTATTGGAGATATCGCAACGTGAGCAGGCAAAAGTTCTACAAAGTGTAATAATGACTATGAATACAAATAATCAGAATATAATGAGTATTGTACAAAATAGAGACCAAGATGAGAATATATCAGGAGGGACACAACAAGATATGAATAAGTTTAATCAAGTAGATTCTACCAACGGGTTGATTGATGTTTCGGATGACAGCGAGAGCGATAGTAGTGACAGCGAGAGCGATAGCAGCGATAGTGGTAGCGAGAGCAGCGATAGTGGTAGCGATAGTGGTAGCGATAGAAGTGATGGTGATGGTGATGATGATGGCGATGGTGACGAGATTGATGAAGCCGGTAATAGTAATAAAAGAAAAATTTTATTTACAAATGGCGATTCTCAGAATGTAGAACATTTAGAAGGCCCTGATGTAAAAGTTATCGAGTTAACTCATCCACTTTATTCTAATAATAATAATAGTAACGGGTCTAGCAGTAGCCATTGTGACAATGAATGTGATGACAGTGACAATGACAATGACAGTGACAGCGACAGTGACAACGACAATGACGATGATGACAAAGAAAGTGATAGCGAATACGTACCGTCCAAAATAGATGGCCCCCATCAACCAATTGAAGGATTTGAGATCCACGATATTCATGAGATTCATGAGATCCACGAGATCCACGAGATTAAGGAAAATGATATTGTTGATGATAGTATTCAAAGTCAACACGTACACATGGAAACCGATGGTGTTACAGAATTAACTTCGATAGATAAATCTTTAGATAATTTGTCTGTAAAAACTGTTTTCAAAAATAAAGATTCAGAAAAACACCCCGACTATAATACAATGAACGCACAGTCTCTTCGACAACTTCTTAAAAATAAATTAATATCTGATGGCTCACCTATGAGCGAATCATCTATTCATAAACTTACAAAAAAAGAACTTATTAAACAGTTATCATAATCATTATTAAGTAACTATTTTTATTATTATTAATAATAGTACAATAATAACATTATTAATAATATCATAAAATCTTAGTAATATTTTATCTAGTTTTAGTATATATTATACACATATTTAAACATGTCTTGGGCTACTTGTTATTCAGGATCAAATAATATACATTTTAATTTTCCTCCTATTATGATGGATGGACGCAACTATGCAACATGGCAACCTGGTTCCGCCGTCAATGAGAGAATACGCGAAACCAATAACATAACATCGAATTGGGATTATAGAACATTCCTACAAAATAATGCTGTTAAAATCATGAAAGAAAATCTTATATCATCAACTGATAACTGTGGTGCTGCTCTTTCAACATTTACTGGTCCACAAAATCCTGTAACACAATCAAACACGCCTTTTGTTTTTTCGTCTACTGTGGATCATAGTCAACCATTCGGTTATGAAACAAGCGATTTGAAGAACGTGTATCTTTCGCGACACGAACTTCAAAGCCGTATGATGGCGCCTGCTCTTACACAGTATCAATTTTTGTCAAATGGTATTCCTACTTCAAATTAAATATGGATAATATTTGGATGATATTTGGATGATATTTGGATAATATTTGGATGATATTTGGATGATATTTGGATGATATTTTTCTTTTATAAGTTAAAATATTTTTTACCTATTATATAGTTAAGCCCTTTTTGTATGTTATCGATTTCGTAAATGAAAACCAGCGCAACAAATGTGGATGTTATACAATCGATTGTATAATGATTTCTAGACACACATATTAACATAAATGATACCGTGTAGACAAAAACATAAAGTAACCAATATTTTGAACCATAGTATCTATATAGAAGCCCAAGTATAAAAACAGTATTCACAAAATGTCCACTAATACCTAGGTTATTACATGACCCCATATTCATACCTGTTTCAAAAAAATTCTTCCCATATGTACACGTCTTACTGCTATCAGGTAATGTAGTAGATACAAAGTAAATAAAGCTAATCAATCGCATCATCATAAATACGAAAAAATAAAATATAATATATTTATAATTCCCATTGATACAAAATAATATAAAAAATACAAACCCAATAAAAATAGTAAACAAATCGCTTATAACATCCAAGTTGCGTATTTTCGGAGTATTTTCTTGTATAATATCGGGAATTTTTATGTTGTTGATTGGTTTCCCTTTTTCGTATGAATATTTATTAACGATTGTTTCTAAAAAATAACACACCATAAATAATGTTAACAGTAAACACAAAATATTAAAATATGTGTTTTTTATCATTTAACTACTTTATACCGTATGCTATATTATAAACATATTATAAAATGTGAAATATTATGAAATATTATGAAATATTATGACAATAAAAATATATCAAATATATAGACAGAGATACAATATTTGAATGACACTAAAATACTACGCAGCAAAATATTTGCCTAAAAAATTATCACGCCATGATGCCCTATACGAAAAAAAACAGCTTGCTAAGTCTATAAAATTATATCAACAAAAAAAATATTACACACGAAAAAATGTTGCGTCATATCCGCATAAAGTTTCAAAGCATATATTGCGAGCAAGAAGAGTATATAATTTAGAACATATTATGCCATCAAAAGAATTAGCACAAAAAACAGGATGTAGTATTCGCGCGTTACAACAAATAGAAAGTAAAGGGGAAGGAGCATATTTTTCATCGGGAAGTCGACCGAATCAAACGGCACAGTCATGGGGGAAAGCAAGACTTGCTAGCGCAATCACGGGCGGAAAAAGCGCTGCTGTAGATTTTAATATATTAGACAAAGGTTGTAACCATAGCACAAGTAAAGCATATAAAATGGCTGTAAAAGCAGTAAAAAAACACGGACATGGGACAAGGCGTGTTCCAAAATCAAGGTATGTAAGATAATAGCGGTGTTAAATAATATAACAAGACAAATATAACAACACAAATATAACAACACAAATATAAAACTATGATTTTATATTATATACGGAATGAATGGAATGAATGGAATAAAAACGGTTATAAGTTTTGACGTAGGTATGAAAAATTTAGCATATTGTTTATTCCAAATAGGATTTACTAGTAGTGGCGAGAATGACCCCGAGCACGACAACGCAAGTAATTATAAAATACTTTGTTGGGAAGTTATAAACTTGTGTACTCCGCTTGTAAAAAAATGTAATAACTGTCCAGAAATAGCTAAATACTGTAAAACTATTTGTGATCATCATAGTGAATATGATAATGATACACACGACGATACTCACGAAAACGGAAACGAAAATAATGTTATTGTTGACTATTATTGTACCAAACATGCTAAAAAATCTAATTTAAAAATTCCACCAAGTGATCTCGATATGAAAAAACTAAAAAAGAAGAAACTTGTAGAAATTCAAAGCATAATTGATAAATATAAAATAACTCCTATTTTATATAAATCTCACGATGCTCATACGTCTCTTGTAAAAAAGAGCGACGACATTATGGAATCTACTGTAACGATTGATGCGCCACCTACAAACAAGAGGCAAAAAAATACAAAGGAACAAATGTTAGACATGATTCAAGAAGAATTAAATATAAAATATTTAGAACATATTGAAAATGTACGTGCCGACGAGATTGACTTATTAACATTGGGTAAAAATATGATGACGGAACTAGATAAATTTATTGAACCATATCCATCATGTACAATAACAGGAGACGCAAGAGACGCAAGAGACGCGAAAGATGTAGGAAAAGTGGGAGGGCTGGAAGGCATGGAAAAAAATAAAATAGATATTGTAATTATAGAAAATCAGATAAGCACAATAGCAAGTAGAATGAAAACACTACAAGGTATGATTGCTCAATATTTTATAATGAGAGGAACGCCGTGCATTGAATTCATCTCGGCAGCAAATAAATTAAAAATGTTTATGACAAAGAAAAAAACAACATACACAGAACGAAAAATAGAGAGTGTAGAAGTAACAAGGGATCTATTGGAAAGGCTACCCCAGTTTGAAAAATATAAAGGATATTTAGAGAAAAATAAAAAGAAAGACGATTTAGCAGATTGTTTTTTACAAGGTATTTACTATCTTACACTGAAAAAATACATAAATATCGATTTGTAGGTGTATGTATGGGATTGGGGTTGGGGTTGGGGTTGGGGTTGGGGGTCGAGGTAAGTATGGGTGTACTTATTATTATTCAATTATTATATTTATAATCGAATAACAAATATAAGAACTATAATATATTTATAATGCGCACAAACTTAAAATTAAAGTTCTAAATTATAAATAATATAACATGGCTGACGGAATCATTGATCTTGGAAACTTATCAGAATTTGATAATAATTTTATTGGGGGAAGTTCGGGAAACAGAAGCGGTAGTAATGGATCAAAAACAGTAAATTTTGGCGGGGGTTTAGAGCTTTTGATGAACGATAAATTAAAATCCGGAAATAAGGGAGGAGGCAATGATGGAAATATTGATATAGAAGACTTGAATGACTTAGAAGATGAGTTAAATCAACTATCTGACTCTGTAAGTACAAATAAAGTAACCAAAAATTTTAAATCCGATTTTTTTAGTGGATCAAATATAAAATTAAATAATTATGACAACAGCGACGACCGCAGTGATGGAGGGTTCTCAGATTCTAAATTTAATTTGGGTGGAATAAGCGCTCCTCCTACTGGTGGAAGTAATACTAGCGGTGTTGGGGCGTCGACAGCAAATACCGACCCTGATAAAAAAACATGGGACGGTTTTGGAAAATTCAGCAATATACCCATGAACCCCGATGCTCCGATGGACACTACACCACAAATGTCAAAAGAAGATTTGCTTCGCGAGAAGTTTAAAATTCTCCAAAAATTAGAAGAGTTAGAAACAAAAGGTATTCGCCTTACAAAAAAATACACAATGGAATCATCGCTTCTTGAAATGAAAGGTGAATATGAAACACATGTAGAAGAAAGAGAGAAGAAAAATAGTATCAAATTTCAGCAAAAATTGCTTATGACAGCAATTACCGGTATAGAGTTTTTAAATAATAAATTCGACCCATTTGATTTGAAACTCGATGGATGGTCCGAACAGATCAATGAAAACGTAGATGACTATGACGAGATTTTTGCCGAACTTCATGAAAAATATAAGTCGAAAGCAAAAATGGCACCCGAATTGAAATTGCTGTTTCAACTTGGAGGAAGCGCAATTATGCTTCACATGACAAACACAATGTTCAAGTCGGCAATGCCTGGGATGGACGATATTATGAGACAAAATCCCGAACTGATGAAACAATTTACACAAGCTGCTGTAAATACAATGTCGCAATCTTCACCCAATTTTGGTAACTTTATGGGAGATATGATGGGTGGTATGGGAGGCGGGGGTGGAGCAGCACAATATCAACAGCAACAGTACCAGCAGCAGCAGCAGCCTAGTAATTTTAATACACAGAGACCTCCTCCGCCGCCCGTAGCAACAAAGGGACCAAACTCGATTCCTCCACCGAGACGCGAAGGTGATATCTCGAATCGTCCTGATTTAAATTTTGGTAGAGGAAGTATGAACGACGGTGTAAATCTTTCTGAAAATTATATCAATCCTTATGAATCAAAACGCGGCGCTCCACCCCCTCTTCCTCAAAACCCTAGACCCGAAATGAAGGGACCCTCTGATATTAATAACATTTTGTCAGGTCTGAAGACAAAGAACGTAAATATAACACCATCGTCGTCGTCATTATCAAATGTAAATCAAGTATCCGAGGATAAGGGGAGTACGATTAGTATATCCGAGCTGAAAGACCTACAGAATGAGAATATGCCAAATAAGACGAAACGCAAACCTAAATCGGAACGCAATACAATTAGTTTAGATATTTAACGTATTTCAAATATTTATATAAATATTAATATTTATATATAAACATTATGTTACAATAATATTTATATAAATCGATACTATTTATATAAATGATTTCTATTGTAGCTTTACTAGACAATAATGATATTAAAAGTGATAATAACGCAGAAAAAGCTTTTGATGACTCTATTACATCAATTATAAATCAAACCTATAAAGAATGGGAGCTAAAAATTGTTTTATACAATATAACCGAGAATGATAATAACTCGACGCAAAATATTACACAAAAATATAAAGATATAGATGGTCGCATAGATGGTCGCATAGATGGTCGCATAGATGTTATAAAATATTATAACGAAGATTCAATAACCTTATCAAAAATATTGGTAAACGTAGTAGAGAATGAATGTAAATATAACTACATTTCTGTTTTGTATATAAACGATATATGGTTGCCTAATAAAATAGAACTACAACTAAATATGATTTTGAAAAATAAACAAATAGATGTAATTGGTTCAAAGAGTAGTTACAAAAACGAAATATCCAATACCCCCGATGGGTATTTGAATGCTTATAATATACTAAAAATAAATCCATTCATTAATTCAACGGTAGTATTTAAAAAAAATGTATTAAAAATATGTGGAGTTGATACCGAGACGGCAACAGAAACGCAGCAAGTCTTGTCAAATAATAAAATAAATAATAATAATATATCGATTATATTAAATTTGTTATGGGTTCGTCTAGCAATTTATCAATATGTGTTTTATAATATTGCGGATATAACCGTGATACATGCCGACAATACATCCATCAACCATTATAATGAATGCTATGATATGGACGCGATCAAACAGAAAATAGACGAGATACAATCAAAATATATAAGAGTTAAATTCTTTAGCGACTACTGTCCATCCGAACGCTGCAAACAAGAGTACGAACGCGCGTGTGTTGTTCAGAATATAGAATACTATGGAAAAACCAAAAAAATATTTTTTACAATATCGGAAACATACACACACGCAATTTTATTAAACTGTCCAGTTGTCCCACATTTACAAGCACCGCTTCAAAATGTTATTGGTTTTGCTCAAGAACCCCACAATACACCAATTTTACAAATTTATCGTAATAATTTTATAGAATATGCCGTGAAAAATATCGGAAAATATTTCATAGGAAGCAATGACTTATTTCCTAGACCTACATTTGTAGGACACCACGGGTTTTTATTTTATGAAACTCCTAAAAAAATGCCTTTTCAGCCTCCAAAGCCGAAACTAATGTCTATTATGGTTTCATATAAAAATTATACTCCAGGTCACAAATATCGCCACTTTTTAGTCCAACATATTCTAAGGAATAAATGGCCCGTCGATATTTGGGGGAACGGTACAAAAAAATATAAACTACAATTCCCAAATAATAAAAACATAATGGGTGGTTTTCAAACAATGGAGGAGATGTGTAAGGATTATGTATTTACGATTGCTATTGAAAACACACTACACGATCATTATTTTAGCGAGAAAATAATAAATCCTATAATAAATAATACAATTCCTTTATATTTGGGATGTAAAAAAGTTGAAGAATATTTCCCTAAGCAGACAATTCAACTTACGGGAAATATGGCGAACGATATTGGTATAATTTATAGTGTATTAAAAAACCCAATTAAATATATTGCAGAATATAAACTAGACCAAGAGATGGTTTTAAACAAAGTAAATCTTGTTAAAAATATAGAACGAATATTTGATTTGTAATAAACAATATGGTGTAGTGTCTATCCGATGACCTACCATTTATGCTCTACCATTTATGCTCTACCATTTATGCCTACCATTTATGCCTACCATTTATGCTCTACCATTTATGCTCTACCATTTATGCCTACCATATTATACTTGTGTTTGTGATGTCAAAAATGAAGCAAATGATAACCATATTACATAGGGTATTAAAAAGTATCCAGCAACTGCTTTTACGTTATAAAACAAAATTGTAACAACGATTGCGAAAACAGTCAACATGATTAGGGTTACTGTTGAAAATAATTTATTGGGATAATTTACAAAGTATGGCCACCATGACATAACTAAAATAACTTGGAGAGTGTATAAAAATAAGTAAAATTGTTTATTATTCATTGAAATAGTAGTTGTATTCCATATAAGATAAGAAGAATAGCCGATCAATAAATATAAAATAGGCCATACAATACCAAATAACCATGATGGAGGGTTTAGATACGATTTTACTTTGGGAATTTTCTTACGCGAAACAAAATAGCCTGAGCCTAATCCTAAAATAATGGGAGCGATTAACAAAATATAAGATATGATATCTTTTGTTTTATACATGTAAAATTGTCTAATATATCTATGCTATGGATATAATTATAATATATAAATATTAAAATATAGAAATATAGAAATATAGAAATATAGAAATATAGAAAATATAAATAATATAGAAACAAATATATTATTATTATTATAAATGAGTTATAAATATTTTATAATATTATTTAGATAAGTTAATAGTATTATAAATAGTAATGACGAGCAACCATACCAACCACAACCACAACAACAATAATAGCAATATTATATCCGATATACCTAATTATGATTTTAAAACAGTTTGTTCAAAAGAACAAGTGCTTTTAAAAAGAGAAAAATCTTGTAACATATTTTTGTTACAGTTTAATATTGAAACAAAGAGTACAGATTTACATGATATAATAAATATTGGTGTGTATAGTCTTCTTTTTAATTTAAATAAAGAAAATATTGAAAAAATAGAAATAAAAAAATGGATTTCCCAGAATGAAGTAGAAGTTCTTTTTCTTTTTAAACCCTTTGGGAAAGATCTAGGTATTAAATCAAAATATATGTATATTAAAACAAAAATAGATATTAGCAATGATAAACATGTATATAGTAGTTATGATATCGATTATCCAAATATGGAAGAATTAACAAATTATGAAAGAGTTAAAAATACAATATCAACAATGGTTATAAATTTTGAATCAAATTTTAAAATAAATATAAATTACATATTCAAGTTCGACTTGGCTGTTCCACTACCTATATATATGGAAAATATCCTAGGCGTTATTATGAAAAAAATGTTTTTAAATTTAAAGTATTTTATTGAAACTATGTAATCAAACCCATTTAATCGAAACTATATAATTTATAGCGACATGTAAATATATATAAAGATTTCAATATATAATATTATTATAACATTATTATAACATTATTATGTATCGCAGAATAAAAGACTCTCTATATCGTAGTGAAACCGAAGATGGCGAAGAATTAGAAGACATAAAAATAGATAAATTTGAAAATAATGTATATGATGATACACATGGTATAAATGTTACATTTAAAAATAAAATAGCAAATATTGGTAGATATATTTATAAAGCTCTCACTACCAATTTAGTATCAGGTGTATCAAAGTCGTGGTTCATAACATCTTGTTTGGCTATATATACAAAACATTATTTAATATACAAGTTATCAAAAAAAACACCCACAGATTATAATAATATGGTAAAAAAAATAGCATCAAGTATGTCACAAAAAAATATATTTTTTACAAAGATTTTTCAGGCTTTTGCAAATAATAATAACCTGGTCGACAAAGAACTATTTCACTACTTTATTACATATACCGATAATGTTAACTACAACGCAAACGAAATTGACTATAATGGGTTATACGATTTAATAAATATTGCTAGAAAAAATGGCGATGATCTTTCGATTGAAAATGATACTCCTATTAAATCAGGCAATATCGCTCTAGTATATAATGGGAAATTAAACGGAAAAAATGTGGTTATTAAATACCGTCGTAAATATATTATAGAAAAATTTAAGAAATCAATCGATGAGTTGGAATTATTAGTAAACATTTCCAAAAAAATACCACATATTCGCGACTTGAATATAAGTGACTTATTTGAGGAAAATCGCGAAATAATGACAAACCAGTTGAATTTTTTAAATGAAGTAAAAAATATAAATATATTTTATGAAAAATTTAAGGACGTCGAATCAATATGTATTCCTACCGTGTATTCATATTTTACAGATGAGAATCCATGTGCTATTATAATGGATAAACTAGAAGGGAATAGAATCGAAAATATTTTACACGAAGATAAACACGAATATTCAAAAATATTATCACGTTTTAATTTAAAATGTGTTTTTTATGACGCAATCTATCACGCCGACTTACATTCAGGGAATGTTATTTTCATGAAAGAGAATAGCACAACCGAACCTAAATCAATATTAAAAATTGGTATAATAGATTACGGAATTATAGGAACAATGACAAGAGAAGAACAGAATATATTTTTCAATTTTTTTAAAATTCTTGTTAGTAGAGATCACAAAGAGTTATCCAAATTTATTACCGAAAGTCTATCTGAAAAAATAGATAAATCAAAGCCTGATATTTCCGAAGGATACAGAAATATATTAATAAATCAAATTTCTACTATATGTAGCAAAGTATTAGAAAATGATAAGAAATTCTTTGGAGGAGAAGAGATATATGAAATTAATAAAATATTAAAAACACAAAATTTACAATTTTCAAAATTCTTTTGCCGCGTGGAACTGGCAATTGCTATTTCCGAAAATGTATGTAACTCGCTAGCAACAAACTCGTCATACATAGAGCAAATGATGATAGCATTTAATGATATTTTTGGGGATGATGTTTTTTGAAAATATAGCATAGTATGATTGTTACTGTATTTTAGAATACAATAACCCTTGTTTACAATTAAATATCACAATATATTAATATCACAATATATTAATATATCATAATACATACAAATCGAAATCATAATACATACAAATCGAAATCATAACACATACCATGAGCATCACGCATATTATAAATATGAAAACTATTAAAACTATTATTTTTTTCATCGTATCCATCTATATTGTCGTAAATATGAATAAACATTTTTTTGATATATATGAGCATATTTTAACAAATACTAAAGAAATTTTAACCAACTATACCCAAACTATTTATTTATACGTTCCACTAGTATTTTGGTTTGCTTCAAAAGCAAAAGAGTTCAAATATACCGACGGATATTTTGAACTATATATTAAAAAAATGCTAGAAAGCGTAACCGATCACAAAAATTATTATTCTAAGACACATTTCTTTCATGGCGCTTTATCAAATATAGCAATATATATATTCTCTTTATTGGCGGTAGCATCGGGCGCAGGTCTAGGTGATGAAGGTGTAATTATATATTCTTCCGTATGTCTAATGTTATATTTTTACTTTAAAATAAAGGACGTATTTGGGTTACATAACATATATACCGAACTACTTATATATATAGGATACGCAATAGGGTTCACGGTTATATTTGGTTCAGCAATAACAACCTTTTTTTATATTTTGGAGAACATGTTGTCCTATAAGGACGCAAACTTTTTTTCGAATTTTGGAGTAATGTTATGCGCGATTCCGTTTATAAACTATTTGGTAAACGAAGAAGAAAATCCAATAAAGATAGATGAAATTACATTTGGTTTTGAGAACATTGGTTATGTTATATTGTTTTCTGTAGTATTGGGTATAGTATCGTTTATCATTTTAAAAAATGTCCACTTTTTATTTACGTTTATTAAAAATTCGAAATTTAATAACTTATATGTTATCGGATTCGGGTTTCTACTCGCTTTTATGATTAAGAAAATAGGATTTTCATCGATGAGTTTTGGATTATCAGAGATCAATGAGGGATTTCAAGCAACTATGAATAAACAGAAAATGAAAAAACTAGAAGAAAATAAACAATACGAAGAACTAGATGAGTTGAAAAAATTAGAAAAGGAAGGTAAATTTGATACACAAGATCGGTTTAGTATATACGGATTATTTGGAAGAATAATAAGTGTTATTATTTCGATTGCATCGGGATTGACGGGTGGTCTAGTAATTCCTGCATTGACGATTGGGTGCGGACTAGGGTCGGTTGTATCAAAATACACCAATACCAAGATTGACCAATATGAACTGATGTTTTTAGGGATGGTTGGGTTGGTGAGCTCGTTCTTAAATGCCCCTATTACAAGCGCAATACTACTCAATAAAATATGTAACCAACCCTATCGATCTATACCAAGTTCGCTGGGGGTTTCATTCATTTCTTATTTTACATGTCGGTTTCTTCAAAGTCGATTTTAGATTTGTTGGATATTCATTATAAATTTCATTATAATGAATAAAGATTATATAGCGCGATTACTGCGCGATTACTGTGCGATTACTCTATTTTTATGTATATGCTTTCTCGTTTTCTTTTTATTTTTAGTTTTATTTGTATTTGTATTGATAGTATCTTTTAACTTATGTGTTATTTTATTTACATGCTTTCTAGTCCGTTTATTAGGTTTTTTATTCGATGTTGCTTTAACTGTAGATTTGTTGATGGGATTGAGGGTTGATGCGATAGTGTTACCGCCGCCTGATGGTGATAGTACATCCGTGACTCTTTTATATAAAAATACGTATCCTTTTGTTATATATTCAGAAATATTATCGGCTAGATATTGAGGCTGACTACTGTCGTTATACAATACTTGTCTATTATTTTCAATTCCCACATATACATAATGTCCACTGTCTGCTTTTTGTTGGCCGCCCTCATCAAACTTTACAGTACCTGAATGAGATATATACCCCCTTAATATAAATTTTATACCGTTTATTGTCAAGTCCTTACACTTAGCAAAAGTATATTCTGTATTAGGGGTGGGTAACAACGCTTTATAAAAACATATATATTTTAATGAATCTGGTATTTTAATAAATTCTTTTTGCCTCATTATTATACAATTGGGCGTGCCTGCTTCAATATTTCCTATGGTAGGACGATAACTATCACCAGGCTTGATATCAACCATGTCCGGATCACTATCTAATATTTGTTGAATAGTTGAATTAATATTACTATTATTTGACGGACACCCTAATATAACGGTCTCTGATATACCACTCACACCAATAAGTTTACCAAATCTTTTATAATGTTCTTGTGGAATATTCATTAAATTTTTTCTTTCGTTGTAACTTGTAAATATATTCCCAGACTTAACTAATTTTTTTTCAAAATCGTTTACATTAACATCCATGTTCATATTTAAATTTTCAAGATAATCGGGAGTATTATCACAAAATGAATATTTTGCTTCCCAAAATGTAATTTCATCCTTTATTGACTTTTCACCAATAAGACTATTAAGTATATTAATTAAAAACTCCTGAGAATCTTGTTGTGTATCTATAATGCCACCATGAATTGCTGTTACTGCCAATGAATCTTGATTATTTTTTTTTTCTACGGCCGGATGCCCGTGGGTTTTTATATTAGTATCCATTTGTTTTAATACCATTAAAGCATTCCCTGAAATATTTTTTTCGTTAGCTTCATACTTACTCGCATGGTTTCTTATAGAATCGATTGAAAATAATAACTGAAAAGCAGCAGCTTGATAACAATAAACAAGTGGATTTTTAATAGGTACAGAATAAAATTGATAAGGTGGCGTACTAGTAACCGGAGCCTTACTTGGAGCAGCAGCTGGAGCCTTACCAGGAGTCAAACTCGTAGAGGAAGTAGGTAATTTTAAATTTGAATCTAACTCTTTTAATACATCAACAAATTCAGTTATCTTGGATACACCATCCACAACCGTATATTTTGTTTTCAATAAGGGATAAAAAATTCCTATAGAATTTATTAATTTGTTATAGTCTACCTCGTCAGGTCCTGGTCCAATTATTGTTTTAATAATTTGAATTCTATCATTATTAGTTACCTCATCTTTACTGTCCGTTAGTTTTAAAAACTCTGCCTCATATTTCTTATATATTGCTACTATAATTTCTATATAATTATTTCTCAAGGATTCATTATCTAAATACTGTTCCGCTGTTAGACTACCCTTATCATCATGTGTAGTATCAATTTTAAAAAAAATAGCTTCGTTGGTCGTAGGGGTAAAATTCGATGGTATTATATACCACATCCAATGTGATTCTTTATGTCCTTTATTAATTTCACCAATTGCTGTTTTGAAATTACTCATACCTGGCATACCTGGCATACCTTTTTCTTGCATATAAATAAAATTATCAATTGTTGCTCTTTTTTCTTTACTTATAGTAGGCGGACCTCTTGATTCATGCTTTTTTGTCAAATCATCAAAAAGAATATTACTATTTTTCTTAAAAAACCCTGCAGCATAAAATGATATATAGTCTTTATCATTTTCCCATTTAAACGGAATTTTAAGTAAGACTGGTAAAGTTTGAATCTCGGGTATGGTAAATAAAAATTTTTGTTCTTTTGGAGGCTTTGCTGGAGTAAAACCACTATCATGTTTATACTTACCATCATTTTCAGTATACGGATCATAATTAAAATCAATTAAATTTAAATACATCATTTCACGTAAAGACATATCTATACTAGGATTCTTATACGCAGTTTTTACTTGATTATTATAAGGTATTATAGCTTGTTTTAAATCTTCTTCAGTCTTATATTCTCCCATTATGCCGTAAAAAATATAATTAGTAAATTTATCTCCTTTTTTATCAATTTCATTTTTAATTACATTATAATCATTTACAGATGTGTTAGTGGTAGTCGAATCTTTTTTAAATATGTTATTAAAATTATTTTCATTTTGTAAATCAATTTTTGATTCTTCTTTTATTTCTTTTATCATATTATCGATAATACATACGTATTCGGTGTTCGATTTATATGGATGATCAATTTTTCCTCCAATAAGATTCATCATGTATTGGTGCATTCCATCACCTTCTTTCCCCAATAAACTCCAATATTTGTTATTATCTTTGGTTTTAAACAACATTACGGCATGACACCCACCAACTTTTTGTTTTTCTAATTTTATTTTACGGTTATATTCTTTACACATGTCATGACTACACTCGGTTGAGAGTACTGGAGTCGGTAGTTTTAATATTGGTTTCAGAGATGATGGCGACACCGTAGTGGTTTTTACATTTTGTATATATTTGTTAAAACATTGAATAAATAATGTTCTTGTAGCATCTAACTCCTTTTGTTTTGCTATACTTCTACCAATCGCAGCAAAACACATACCCGAAATACCTGTTCCAAAACCCAACTCTATATTTGCTGCGTTGACTATAGCGTCGATACTGTTATCATATATTGCTCTTGAAATCATATTTCCTGGTTTCTTATGTAAACTTACTTTTAAAATTTTTGTTTTTTTTTGAAAGTCGTCAATTGCAGTGTTTAGTCCATTTTCTTCATCTAGTCCATATGGAGAAAAATATATTTTTTCAATAGTATCCTTAATATTATACTTTTTAATATAGGTATAATAATCTTCTACACCTTTTATTAATAGTTTACAATGATTATTTTTATCATGTGTTATTCCTTTAGTTTTTAGATGGGCTACTAATGTGTTATAAAATATGTCACCACCTATAAATGGAATAATAATGTTTTTTACTCCATTCAATGTTGCCAATATAAGAGAATTCATCACCGAATTCGAAAGTGTTTCTGCTGTAATATAATCACCAACCCCCGACTTTCCAGGAGATGCTTGTATCATATAATTTATGGCGCGTGTATTAGTAAACTTAATATTGGGGTTTCCACTAATATCAACATTTTTCAAAGGTGTATCACTAATGTCGAGTAGAGTTGCCGAACCAGGTGGCATATAATTTTTACTAGCATAAAACGTACTATAATCAGTTCCAATCGCTGAAACCATTTTATCTAACGACGGCGGCGTCGATGAAACATTTTTAAATATTTCCTTTTGACATTCTCTTGATATATTTGTAATTTCCCCCTTTGATGTGTCTAGAGTACATTGTGTACTTGGACTTGGACTTGGACTTGTACTCGTTAGTGTCTTCGTGCTTACACCCCCAGCCACCGGTTTAGGATAAACCAACGCAAAATCAATATTGGTTGGATTATATTTCCCTTCATTCTCCCCCCCAAACGAAGAAGGTGCGTTATGTTTACTTGTATAGATAAATGTTTTTTGCCCTACAACATCATTACATTCAAAAAAATCTCTATCGGTAACATCAGTAGGAATCGGTTGTAACATGTTAATATTAAAATCCCCACTAAAAATAATATTGTAATCTTTGTAAGGCACGGTCGGGTCTGAAACTGAACTGTTCCTGAAATACGAAACAATCGTATTTAAAAGAATATACACTTGTTCTTGTCTTTGGTGCATATATTTAGTTTTTTTTTTATCATTAGGAAATGATAAATGAACCGATACCAATACCTGTTCATTTTCGGTATCTATAAAAAACCATAATCTAGCACAATCTTTCCTAATATCGGTTCCTGTGTAGTTATCTATTTTTTTGGCTACTACTTGAGCTATTATCCTATCGAAAAATGTATTCGCATCTCTGGTTGAATAGTACGACGTCGGACCTACACTCATCATACCCCAACTTATTATAGAGGGTGATATCCCGACAGTTTTATTTTTAACAACTAGATAAAATTCGCTGTATTTATCCTCATCACTAGTGTCTGATCTTATAACGGTATATTCACCATGTAAATTTATTTTTTTTGTAAATGCTTCTCTAATCTCTTGTAATTTTGTATTTAATACTTTAAATAAAGTCGAACTTGGCCCTTCTTGTAGTAGCATATACTGATAATCGTTATCTTTCATCATGTTATAAATTGCTGTACTATTATTTGATATCCGTCGGTAGTATTGTTCTTTTGTTTCTGTTTGTTTTCCGTTAAATTTATGTGAATATACAATTTTGGAACTGCCAGTGGGTGTAAAACTACTACCAAAAGTACCAACATTCCAGGTTATTAATTTTATATTTTCAGGTGCTGCGCCCCCTTCCATGCCTCCTCCGCCACTAGATACTGGTGTCGACGTTGAAACTTCTGGTCCGCATGTACCACTACCAGTTGACGGATTATTAATATTATACATAATTGGAGCATGATCGGAATATATGCCAGTATCAGTATTACCCCATGTACTCATTTCTTTTGTCGTCAAATAATCGTACATTGGTTTACCTGTTTGACATATAGTTAAAATAGACGGCAAGTCTTTTATTATATCTTTGTTGGATGAGGTATAAGTTTGTTTGTGTAGGCTGGTCAAATTAGTTCCTGTAATCTCTATAACATGAGGCTCAATTGGTGTTTCTGTAACATTAGGGGTAGGGGTAGGTTCTGCTGGAGGTGTCCCTGGAGGTGTCCCAGGAGATGCCCCAACAGGAGGTTTCACCACAGGAGATGTCCCAGGAGATGCCCTAACAGGAGATGCCCCAACAGGAGATGCCCCAACAGGAGATGCCCTAGAAGGTTTCACACCAACAGGAGGTTTCACAACATCCATTAAACCATCGGGTTGTCCTGAAACTAAACGCAATGGAGCTATTATACTTTGTTTATCGGCTTCTTCGATCGCCTTCTTTTCTTCTTTTTTTGCCTCTTCGATTTTCTTATCCACTATTTCTACTACCCCTTTAACGCCCACAGTATCAAGGGCAAACACACCGCCAATTGCTTCACTATTTGACGGATTTACCTTATTTGGAAAAAGAGGAAGACCTTCTTGACGTCCATCTCTAGTAATCTTGGCCATATCTTCGGTGGAGCAAAGGGTTATCTTAGTTGTTGTAAAAATAAGCCCACTTGTTGTTGCAGAGTCAGGATCTTTCAAAGAAAATTTAGACGCAAGTATTTTGAATAAACGGAATCTACCGTTTTTACCTTCACCGCCATGTATGTATGTTATTATCTTTAATTCCTGAATAAATTTTAGTATTTCAGTTTTATATTTTTTTATAGACGAGTACTTATCTATAACCCCTTCAGTACCCGAACTATTAAAATTATATATTGGTTTACTTCTTGATAACAATAAAGCTAATGCTGGTGCCGCATAAAGACCAGTAAGATCACCCCTTGTTGCATTTTGTGGATCGGAAGGTATACTAAAATTAAAATCACCCACCATGAAGTATGGATTAGTGTCAGTTGAGTTCGTCAAATAGTATATAGTTCTAAAATTTGAAATAAATGCGGCCACTAATAAGACTTCTATCAATTCTTTCGTCTCTTTACTTTGCATTACTATTAGGAGTGCTAATTCTTCTGCTGCTTTTTTCTTTGCTTCTGCTGCTTTTTTCTTTGCTTTTGCTTTTTCTGCTTTTTCTTCGGGGGTTGTGGCTTTTGCTGCTGCTGCTGGCGCGGCTTTTGCTTCTGCTTCTAACTTTTTTTTGATAATATTTGGATCATTTTTTATAATTTCTTGCACAGTTGTAGCCGTTTCTAATTTTATATTTATAATTCCAAAAATTTGACCTTTGGGGGAATAATCGATACTTGTATATTTGTTACATGGTGTTCCAGACTGTTTATCTTTTGGTTGTTTTTTATCATCTTTTTTACCAAATAGTCTTAAAAATCCTGTTTCTTCAGATTTATCACGATTATACCACTCACTACCATCTTCGTCTCCTCCACCACTCATATCAGTAGTACCTGTACCACCCACTGATACATTTACATCTTCTCTTTCTTCTTCTTCTTCTTCTATATCATCTACATCTTCGTCATTCTCTGGTATTGTAGCAAGACCAGCAAGATCACTATCATTCATGCTTGCTATATCATGACCATTAATAAATCCCGGGAACTTATCTTTTTTCACCGGTATTGAACCAGTCGCCACTATTTGCCCTTGCCCTTGCCCTTGCCCTTTCATTTGCCTTTGCCCTGGAAGTGATGGTGGTACCTGCGTACCCTCTTTAAATCTACAATATATAACTGTTGCAAATGAAGAATTCTGATATATTTGATCTATATTTGGAATATCTTTTATTGGAGTTTCATGTGTTTTGATAAAAGGGGCTATTCTTATATCAATTTCATTTATCAGTTCAAATTTACTTTTTTTAAACATGGTTAGGTTTCCTAATGCGATTTCTTTAGACATAGGTACCATTGTAGTGGTAATACTGTATTCGTACGTCTGTTCAAAATAATAAACAAATTCATATTCCCCATTATATCGTTGATAGATTTGAGCTATTAAATTCAAAGGGTCGTCTACTTTTTCCAGTAACTGTTTTAAAACACTTTTATATTTTTCTATTCTTTTTCCTTGTGTTTTAGTGGTACTTATATCTTCTAGAATTGCTTTATCTTCATTATTTTCATTGTCTTCCTCACCCCCAGCGCTGGGAAATAACGATTCTACAATTGTATTGTAAGCATCCAACGAGCATTGTACATTTTGAAAACAGTATATATCAGATCCACAATTATCCATTGCGGCAAATAGTCGTTCTTTACGTTTATTCCACGAGTTTTCATTTTTCCATTCAACGCCAGCAAACGAGTTGTCTATATTTTTAAACTCCTCGATTAATTCTTCTTGACCCATAAAACAATACTGAACCAATGATATTTGATTTACGCCTGCATTTAACGAAGACATTACATCTGTTGATCCAACATTGAGCGCTTTTTTTATAAATCCAGGAATAATATCCGTAATCGAAAGTTTTGGTTTTACTTGAACTGAATCCAAAAGTTGCTTTCCAAAATTTGTCCAATTTCTGTCTAAGAAATTTTTTTTCCAATAATTATTAAGTTGTGCTCCTCGTACTGCACATGATGAAAAAAGTGTCCCATCCCGGTCTGTTGGTAGTTTACCTTTCTCTAATTTTTCAAGAAATAAGTTAAAATCAATATAATATGCCACCTTATAGTTTTCAAGAACTTTAGTTAATCTTTGAAATTTTTTATTCCATTCCAAATAGTCGATTATATAATCGACCCCCTTATACTTAAACGCCATTTTTTTAGAAAATAAAATATCTAAAATGAATTGAATATTATGTTGTATAGTAGATTCAAGTTCTTTTCTAGACGACACGGATAACTGTTCTGCTAGGATATCTTCTCGGTTAGTATCAAACTCGCTAGTCGATTTTTTTTTTTGCCCCGCTATTAAAGATAATAAATTTTGTTTTTCTAGTATTTGAAAAAGTAACCTCAGTATATTTTTTGTATGTTCATCTAACTCTATATTTACTTGTAAAATGCCTGGTGATATATTTTTTACTATATAATATAACTTATTTATCGGGACTTTAACAAGATCCGTAGATGAAGCCTTTGAACTTTCAATAATAGATTCAATTTGCGAATTTGTCACTTGTCTTGAGTAAATAACGGCTTTTGCGTTTTGAATAGGGACATCGTGACTACTTTGAGCAGATTTAGGTGTATATACAAATCGTCGCGTTGTATTTGAAATAGATACAGGAAGACTACTTTGCGCTGTAATCTTTTTATAATTTTCAGTTATTTGACGTTCTACTGTTGATTCAGATGTGTCATCAGAACTCCCCACACTTGTTTGTGATCGCATGGGATAACTGTCAAAATTCGTGTTCTGACCCAGGTTAGGAAAGCCCGGCTGAATCGTTCTTACCTTATCAATCTTTCCACCAATAAGTCTATAGTTATCTCCTTCTTTAATCATTAACATAGATGGAGTCGATCTTTGATTACCTGAATCTGATTGTTGCTTTAATTCTAGATCCGATGGTTGAGTATATATAAAGGCATAAACCGACCCTATAACTGTTTTAGGCGCTTGTTGTGCCGGGTACCAGTTTGTGATAGAATTATTTAACTCGTCTGAAGGAACAGGAGGAGGAGTAGCAGGCTTTGTATTTTTTAGAGTAGGAGGAATATCGAATATTTTATTTTTATCGCCTGTTTGGGTCCCTGGTTTAGTAGGCGATAAAAAACTCATATCGGTTACAACATTATTGTTTAGATTGTATAACTTAATTGGCTCCCCTAGTTTTTTTAAAAATGATCTGAATAAGTTTATATTGAAAAATGTATCAACCATTCCTGTTACTGTAGTATTATTTGGAAAACCACTGTTATTAAATTTTATCAATGAAGCAATAAATGGTTCAGCATCTGGCGATACACGAATTAATATACCATTTTCATTTTTTGAGTATGATGATGATGATGTCGTACCAAGACCTCTATCCGCTCCTATTCCTGTAGCCACACCCGTTCCATAACCTTTGGTTCTATCTCTATCGCGCGGATTATAAGAATCGAAGTCTCCAAATGAGTCAAAACCTGCTCCACCCCTCGCAACTATAGGCATCGGTGCTTGTTTTGGTAAAGCTAAAGCCTGGGCAGGTGGTGGGAGGGCTGGCGCTGGTGGTACTGGGAGGGCTGGCGCAATATTTTCATTTACCTGTCCAACCTGATCTACTTGTTGCCTTATAGGCTCTTTTGGTTTATTTTGTATCTCTAACTCTTTTTCGTATTCTTTTTGAGACTTTATAATCTCATTATTAGTTACCGAATATGCTCTTTTGTAATAAATACTATCTATTTTTTTTCTTTCTTTGGATGTCATGCTTAAAACTTCAGGTTTTATAAACATTTGTAATGTTCCAACGTTATATTTCGTAATCATATTTGTAATATTTTCTTGTTTTTTTTCATCGTATGTCATAGTAATATTATCATCGGTACTACTCATTTTATATAATATTGATAATATATATTATAATATTCATTTATATTATTTGTAACATTATAATATTTTTAACATTATAATATTTGTAACATTATAATATTTTTAACATTATACAAGGTATAGATATATGTACTTCGGTATTTATATTTTATTCATATCGTAAGCATCTAAATAACCTAGCTGTTTGCTTTTATTTTTCTGAGTTCTATATTTTTCAATTAATTCCATTGCGTCGCTGTATTCTTTTTCTGTAATAATTTTATTGTTTGTATACTCGCCAAGTTTTCGTGAATTTAAAAATTTTTTGGGAAGAATACAGTATTTACTCTTTTCGTTAAAAGCAAAATCAGCTAAAACAACAAAAACAGCAGTTAATACAAGAGCAGTATATATATTTCTAGTCGCCATCCATGATATTGTAAAAACTAAAATTTCTTTTGTAAGAGCATATTTTATGTAAGATTCTGTTGACTCATCTAAATTAATCTGTATATATCTTGATCCAATATTTAAACATATCATCATTATTCCGGCAAAAAATGTGCTAGAATTTAATGAGTTTATTGCGTTGTTTATAAATTCCATCTCTAGTATTCGTATATAATATATAATATATATTTACAATAAATTAATATATATTTATGAATATTTATGAATATTTATGAATAATGAATGAATAATGAATAATTAATATATAGTTATGAACAGTAACGTAAAAATAACATAAAATCACATAAAAATGACAAAAACTAACTACACGTCGCATCATATATTGGTAATGATTTTATAATTATAATAGTTATAAACGCAAGAGCAAGATAAAAATTAACATTTGAAAAATATATAATAAAAATTACAATAAAAATACGCCCTATAAATGAGCTATACATATAAGAGTATATATTAGGTATAAAAACACATAACAACGCAAGTAACAAAATGTTATAAAATAGCAGATAATTCATCTTTACTATATAATTGTTAGTTGATACTTAGTATATGTTTAGAAATAAAAAATATACATAAGATAATTATACATAAGATAATTATACGCACTATCTAGACCATCGATTCCATCAGTGTCGTCTCTAAATTTAAAGAAACCCGCGAATCATATGAATCTTTAAAATATAAATATAAAAGCATTATATTCAGATGTTTATTATAAAAAAGACTAATTATTCCTACATATCTTTATTTTACATATCCAATTTCTTCATCCTGGATATATTCACCGCATTATTACTTTGTTACTAATTTGTTGCTAATGATACTAATATATTTAATTTCCGTTTTTTTTTTAAAATAATATCTCATTTTTTTATAGGAATGACTTTACCTTTAGCATTATTTGCTTCGTCATATAACGAAGATGATGCGAATGAATCAATAATTCATAATTCAAAATCATCATATACCCCTGTAAAAAATAATAAAAATAATTATATTTTAGGCAATAATGGTAATAATAATAACAACTATGGAGATAATATTGGTAATACATACTCCAGAAATAAAAACGCTAATCATAGAAAAACAATTAAACAAAAACCTACAGCGCCTAACGACTCTAAAATAGCCGCTTTATTAAAATCAATGAATGAATCTAGCGACTCTGAAAATGATGACGATAATAATGGTAACTATTTAGCAAATTTTAAAGGTGTTGGTGATAATAGCGTGTCGCATGGATCGTCTGGGTCATCCGGGTCATCCATGTTTCCACCATTACCAGAATTAAATTATAAAGGTCCTGCTCCCCCCGAATCATCATCAGAAAAAACACAACAACAATCATCATATACACTTGATATCCCCACATCATCTACGGGTGCTGTATCGAATAATATGTATAAAGAAATGCCTAGTACATATGCCAACCAGTATTATAAACAGTTTGTACCCTATTTGAATCAGGGATCGTCGGAGATGCCCGAACAACCAAAAAGCGAGTTGATTGAAAAATTAAATTATATCATTGATCTTTTGGAGGAACAGCAAGACTATAAAACGAATTCTATTTTTGAAGATTTGATACTATACGCATTTTTGGGGATTTTTGTAATTTTTATCGTCGACTCTTTTTCAAGATCTAGCAAATATGTGAGATAGGTGAGATAGGTGAGATAGGTGAGATAGGTGAGATAGGTGAGATAGGTGAGATAGGTGAGATAGGTGAGATAGGTGAGATAGATAAGATTGTATTCTCTTTGCTCGCATCATTCAATTCATTATTACAATATTTTCAGGTAATAATGTTTTACAAATATAATTATGGATCAAGAGTGTATTTTTTTCTACTAGTATAGGCTTATTATTTATCAAGAAAAAATCTATAATCTTTCTATTATGTGATAATGTATCAATAGATATACAACCCATTTCTCCTCCTTTTTTTTCCATTTTAATAGAGTTTATAAAACCACAAATAAAAAAATTATCATGCGTAGAAGGAATTTGAATAGAAATTGGCATATACGTGATATCGTTTGCCGAATTATTTGTCCCATTTTTATGAATAATTGTTTTACATGACTTGCGAAACATATACACAGCAAGAACCATATCAATATTTGCTCCCGCTATTCCAGCATTGTTTTTTTGTAACAATACATATATAGAATATATCTCGTTTTTTATAAAATGAAGTATATGAGAAAATGATGGCAAAATAGATACATCAAATAGCCTAGCAAATGTAGTAGAGTTTTTTTCAGTTGTAGTATTATTTGTATGATAGGTCTGTAAATACTCTAAAAAAATATTTATATTTTGCGTTCCTATCTTTATAAGATGTATACTCGGATGAAACCTATACTCGGTTGTTTTCCAATTAGTTACAGGGATATAAAACGAATGATATTCTACAAATGGGACAATTAATTTTGGGATATTTATTCCTGTATATCTGAAAATAGATGCGTGTATTTTTTGTTTTATTCTTGATATTTTTAATCCATTTGTTTCATATATATTTTGTGATGGGGATGATATGTTTGCGACATTTGTAGTGTTTGTATTTTTATTTATTGAACTTGAATTTCCATTAATCTCACGCACCTGTTGCATCTCATCTTTTTCCAATTGGATAACATCCCTATCTCTTCTTATAACCTCGTCCCAGTCATGAAACTTTTTATAGTTATATGTAGAAATCATTTGGATTACATTATTTTCATTTATTTCTTGAGAGTTGTAATAAACATGTGAATAGTAAATTGGCATTACTCCGTTTATCGTATTGTTTACACTACTATTATTTATACTTTTGTAATAAAAATACACTGGTATCGATATAATCGAACCTACTACATTTTTTATTTCTATTATTTTTGATGTATTATCGTCATTCTTATATATATTTTTAAAATTTGTTGTTATTATTGGATTATAGTCGTGATTTTCTAATAATATTTTAAATATTGTCTTATCTAGTTTCCTATTTATATCCATAAATTTCATGTTTCCGTTATTGTACTTTTTATTAAAATATGGATAATTATTTATCAAAAAAAGTATGTCGTCATAATATTTGCTCGATTTATCAATCTCGTTTATATATATATTACCAATCTTCGCATCATTATTCGTATCTGTAACATAAGATACGTTATTGTCTAATAAATTTAAATGAATCGTATCGCGAGGAGGTTCGGTTAATACGATAGCATTTCTTCTACACCAATTAAAAATATTGTACCTATAAAAAATAGGTTGATCCAACCAAAATTTATATTTTACCTTATTATAACCATGTAGTACCAAAATAAATAATATTAGACTTATTATGATATAATATAATAACATATCATAATAACTATCGATATATATATTGAGTATTTTTATACGATTCTCATAATATTCTCATATATTCTCATATATTCTCATATATTCTCACATTTTTCTATTTTTAATTATAATATGAATTTCCCCAAATCTCACGCATCTGTATCATCTCATATGTTAATTCGCCGGCTTATACAAGACATATATATATTGAAAGGGTTTATCATAGGATACAAGATCAAATTGTGATAACATATTAAAACCACAATCCTTTATTTCACTTAAAATAATACTTTGGTCAGGAGTATAAAATTTTTGAACATTCTGTCTCTTCTTACCATTTTTCCTATTTTTAAACATCTCGCGCAACTCTATTACTTCGTGGTCATATACATTCATTACCATATCCGACTTATAAATTACATCACCAACGATAGCGTCATTATTCCCTAAATAATTTTTAACTTGTTTTTTATGAAATAATTTCATAACAGTTGGAGAAAATCTGCGCTCCTTTGCCATATGTTTCTGTGAGTCATAAAACCCGCCAACATTTATCAAGTGAATAGCTAGAAACCCGCCTGGAGCTAACCACTTGTAGCAATTCTCAAACAACATTCTTCTATTTTGAATATTGTACACCATAAAATCTAGTAAAGTAATAAGAGTAAATTTCTCAGCTTCAAATGTAAGCTGGTTTGTCCCATTCCCTAAAACAAATTTATTATCTGGATACTTTTTAGACGAATAATCTATCATTCCTCTGGTCGTTTCCATGCCGTAACAATTATATCCTTTTGATCCAATCGTATCAACACGTTTGCCTGTTTTAGAACCAATGACAAGTACATCCGTGTGTCGAACAGGGGCAGCATTGTTAATTATAATACCCACTTCATAATCATCGTGTAAATCGCGATAAAATAAATTCTCGTACATGTGGGCATAAAAAGAGTCGAGTGATTCTTCACCAGTTTTTAATGTAAATTCTTTATCAATAGTAAATGCTTCTTGAGAAGTTTTAGAGTCATCTGCTTTAGAAGTTACATCTAGAAAGAATAACCGATAAATATAGACAAGAGAAATAAGAATAATTAAAAATACCATCATTACAACCCAACATGAAGAAGTATTTATTTTATTTACAGCTGTGTCAATAAATGTCATTTATTTATATGTATTATTAATATATATTTTTTATAGAAAAAATAGTATATGGAACCCGAATTTCAAATAAATGATATAAGAATGATTTCCGATTTTAAAGGAGAATCATTCTCAAAATATAAAAAAACAGATGTTAGAAAAGAATTACTAAACTCAATACTCAACGGAAAAATTGAACACGCATGTAACTGGAGTTCGGAACTTATATGTGCTGGACAATTTCTCGACTTATGGGATATTATCCTGACGTTTTTAGGAAAACATATACACTTGGCTAACCCCAAATTAGCAATATATTTAGACATGCGATATGAAAAATTTAAAAATATTATATCATCTGGATATGGAGACGACTTGCTACGTTTAAGAAATAACCCAACAATAAGAAACATGTTTGCCGAAATAATATGTATCATTTGTTCGAGCAATAAAAAGCATAGCTTTCAAGGTATAAAAATAAACAAAAATGAAGAATATGATATAACGCATATGTCAAATAAATTAAAAGCTCCTTCGGTATCATATGCTCAGACATTTTATCGCAAAGATGATCCGAAAGAGTTATTTATTGCTATTAATGAATTTGCTTATCATATATCTCCAGATTCTAATAACGGATTACAAGCATGTTTTTGGTTAGAATGGATTATGGAATTTCAATCTATATGTACGAAAAAAAAAGAAAAGTGTTTATGTGAACGCAGAACTAGTATATCTGTAGATGACAAATTTCAAATGGACCCTATATGGATACTGTGGGAAATTATAATCGATAATTCAAAAAATATCGATAACATAAAAATTAAAATACTCAATAGTATATTAAAATTATACTGCTTAAAGTATACACCAAGTGTCAAAAAAAAACGGCGTTATTTAATATATTACGCTATTTCTATTTTAACTGAAAAATACGACACTAAAATAGAAATAATAAAAGACAAAGAATTAGTAGAAACAGTAGTAAAAAAAATAAACTCTGTCTATAAACAAATAAAAAAAAATGAAATCGGACCTAAAGTGGATTATCTAATGACAGATATTCGAAAAAGTTCACTTGAAAAAACGATTGATAAATTACAAATGATTAACAAATACGACTATATAATGAATGAACAATGAATGAACAATGAATGAACAATGAATGAACAATGATGATAGTAACATGAACTAAAATCCTTTCTTTAATGAGTAAGTAACTGTAGTAACGGTGAAAAATAATATAGCACCCCATAATGTGTCTATAATTGCTGTTTTTAAGTTATACTTTTTGAAAATAGCCATATTAGTAAAATCAAATATACCATATGTACAGAACCCTAATATAAAAGCATCAAATGCTGACTTATTTACTGATATAATAAAATAATTAAGAAGAATTGCCATGAGAATATAGGTAAAAATTGCCGGAGCAATATTTACAACAAGTGAAGAATTTTGTATTGTCGCCACTGTCTTATCAAATACCGGTTTACCTATAAAGTATAGGTATATAGAGTCAACAAGAACTAATAATATCGAAGATATAATAAAAGAATTCATAGTTTACAATCGAGAGAAAAGTATCAATGAATGTCAATGAATGTCAATGAATGTCGATGAATGTCAATGAATGTCAATGAATGTCAATGAATGTCAATGAATGTCAATGAATGTCAATGAACAAGGATGAGAATAGTAAATATAAATACAGATATATTATAACATTATATTATTTTAATTTCATTCATTCCGGTTAAAAAGTAAATAATAAATAATAAATAATGAATTCAGTAATTATTTTATAGTTATATTTTATTATATTTTATTATATCTGAATAAAGTAAAAGTAAAAGTAAAAGTAAAAGTAAAAATCTAAATCTAAATCTAAATCTAAATGAAAACAAAATCTAAATCTAAATCACACTCTAAAAAAAATCATCTTATTAAATCACTAAGTATTCTTAAAGGAGGAGACGATGAAACCTCCAAAGTAGAAAAAAAATCTTCATTTTTTGACTTTTTAAATAAACGTGAAGATAAACCCAAAGATTATAATGCTTCAAACGCGCCTGATATGGACGAAGATAAAGATGCAGATAAAGGTATAACCTTTAAGTCAAGTAAATTATTCTCTATCTTATCACCAGCCGAATCGGCATCTGTTGCTAATTCCGGCACTAACGGAGAAGAAGCACCCGCTTCAACGTGGTGGTTCGTATTTAGAATAATTATTGTTTTAATCATAATTCTTGTATTTGCTCTTAACCTAACGGGATATTTAGAGAAGTTTATAGAAGATATTAAGCACTTTTTTTACAAAAAAATTGCGCCACTGTTTGTTTCTATCGGATTAATGAAAACTACGCCTGTAGTAGCTGATAGAACAGGAGAATCGTTGCCTGGAGACCAATCTAAAACTGGTACAAACACGTTAAATCAGCTCGAGAAAAATGTCGGTACAAAACCCGTAACTACTACACCAACCGCAACAACAAATGCGACGCCCGCAACACCAGTAAAACCGGCAACACCAGCAACACCAGCAACACCAGTAAAACCGGCTATACCGAACAACCCAATAGCGCCCAATACCGTTCCAAACAAGTTACCACATATACCACCTATACCTATTCAACCAAATGAAAGGAAAACACCGTTATATAATAGAGGCACTTCTGCTCGACCACCAGCATCATCGCCGGCACCTTATACAGAAGAAAGAAGTAGAGATAGAGAAAGAAGAGAATCGGTAAGAAAAGCATTGGAATATGCTGCTAAAAATCAAACACCATTAGCCGATGATGCGACAAGTAGCACACAGATTCCTAGAACAAAATCAGGCTATTGTTATATTGGTGAAGATAGGGGATTTAGAAGTTGTGTCGAAGTATCGAAAGATATGGAATGTATGTCAGGCGACATTTTCCCGAGGATGGATGTATGTGTAAATCCTAGACTACGCGTGTAAAAAATATTATTTACCCAGTAAATATAAATTACACACGCTAAATATTATAATATTTTTATATTATAATATTTTTATATTATAATATTTTGATAAATGGTGGTTATAACAACAAATGCTTCAACCTTTACAGATCAACGAAGAAGTGATCTAACAAATACTGGGAGTATATTCAGTTCAGTAGTTGCGGCAACAAATAATACCACTAGTGTTTCTATAAGTAGTAATACACAAATTGACCCATTTATTAGTGGTATGACGGAGCTTGCTTATTTATCACAATTATTTTATAATAATTTAGATACAACAAATATTCTCCCCATTTCTGCATCATTTGCTCCCGGCAGTAATACCCAAATTGTAACAGCTAGTCAGTTAAATGCTATGACAGGTACACCAAACGCTGGTAAATTTTACCTTAATAAAACACTAGTATTTTTATACTATTCGAATCAAATTTATAGAGACATAGGGAATAATAGACTTCCGCTACCAAACGCATTTATTACCCCAGCACCACCCGGGGCGAGTTTAAATTCATATGGAGGAATTCAGATAGCCACAGAAACTTTTACTGTTCAACCATGTAATCCACCCACATTATTAACGGCTACAAATCTTGGATTTTTCCAAGTGTTATTATCATGGACCGCTCCTGATGACGGTGGAAGTCCGATAATAGATTATCTTGTTCAATATAGAATTACTTCAGGCCCAGGTGCGTGGGTTAATTTTATACATACACCGTCGCCATCGCCTTCTATTACTGTTAACGAATTAGCTGAAAATGTAACATACGATTTTAGAGTAGCTGGAATAAATGGGTTTTGTGGTGGGGTAGGACCAGTATCAGGTCCTTTTTCAAATATAGCGACAACTACAGTGTTGACGACGTTACCAACTCGGCCCACTAACTTGGTTGCGATTGCTTTAGATGGAGGCGCCGTTAATTTATCATGGACAGCTTCAACGGTAACACCAGTTACTACAATAACATATTTAATTCAATATAAAATTGGCAGGTTTGGCGACTGGATGGATCTCACTAGAACAACAGCTACGTTTTACAATATTCCAAATTTCAATTCAATTGCTATAGTAAATAATAGCGTAACATATTGTTTTCAAGTATATGCTACAATTACTACAACTACACCTACACCTACAACGAATAAAAGCGCTCCATCAAATATCGCCTCAGCAATGCCATTCGATAATAGTCTAGTCCCTTCACGAGAATGGTCACGTTTCGATCCAAACTGTTCTGGTGTTAAAATAGCAATGAATGCTGTAGAGGATACAAGCTATGAAATGTTGCGGAAAGCAAATGTATTACAAAACCCCGAAGTTGGAATACTAAGATTTACGAAAGCAATCCGATGGGCGATGGCAGCAAGAAACCAACTCACACGCAAAAAAGGATGGGCATCTCAGAGTGATACATACACATACCCAAATACGTCAAACATAAACGGCGAACCATTTATTGGATTAAGACAAGTCGGTAACACGCTGACGTGCTGGGTTCCACCATCGCCAGTCATATGTAACTCGTCAACAAGTTCGAATGTTCCCGGAAAACCAGTTATACTTTGTTTTGCGGCAGATGCCCCATTTAATAACTATAGACGACCAATCACATATTCGGCAGGCGGGACAAAATGGCCAATCTTTTTTTCAAAACGGCAATAATAATAAGGCGCTAAGCACGAGAAGAAGAAGCAGGAGGAATATTGGGCACATCGTTCTGATCAAAATACCATCTATCTGCCATGTATCTTGGTTTATTAAAAGTTTGATTAGACTTTGTAGATACAGAATTCAAATTAGGTCCATTCATGAGAATATCTTGTATTTCAGCAATACTTATTGCGTTATTATAGTAAGATAAGTTCGACAAATATCCTGAAAATCCACCATTTAAACATATATTCACATCATCATAGTTTTGTTTTACTACTTCTTTCATAATCCGACGTCTTGTCAATCTCCCATTCACATAGACATCGCAATTTATACCTTGTATGCGTATGACAACATTCATCCATTTTGATATAGGCAAATCTTTTATGTCGATTTCTTCACTCAATGGGTTTTCAAACGAATTCATTATTACCCGAATGCCGTTATATTTAGGGAGTACATATAAACCTGGCGCATTATTCGGCGAAACAATACCATTACTACCTATTTCCTTATTTCCCTTATTAAATACATGATGAAAAGTAGTATCATCAGTAAAACCGTTCAAAAATAACCATACAGACCATGTAAACTCTATACCTGGTTTTTCGTTACTAGACCGAATAACAGTAACCGCTTTTTTAATACTGGGGTCCTGTGATATAATAGTAGAATCAGAGCCATTTATATATCCATTTACTAATATAACTTTACCACTAGGAGAAAATAACCACGTAATAAGGGCTACCATTAGTCGAAACAAAATAGCAAACGCTATTATTACCATTAACAAGAAAGCAATCTTAGCAACCCAACTATTTGACTCTAAAAAATCTTTAGATCCCTCCACTACACTTGTGGAACTAAAATCTTTAAACCCTGTCCCCGATGACGCCGCACCTGTAGTCGCGGGTGGACCAATATCCGCATTTGATTTTGCACCCATACCAAATGGTGATGATTCTGAATCTAATAAATTATTAGGGAATGTTTTTGCTGTAGGTTTTGGTAATTCTTCCGCCATTTATTTATACTTATATTTATATTTATATTTATATATTAGATATAAAATATTTATATACCGCTTAATATATTAGCATTAAAAATAATTAGTCACGATTTGACTAATTATTTTACACAGTTGAAACCTCATCTATGCGAGTTATCTAAATGCTGAAACTCTTCAAAACGGAGTTATCTTTCAAGAATGCTAACTCCAATTTATACCTCTTAAGAGCATTCAAGTCAAATGCCGAATTAGTGTATCCTCTTGCATATATATCCCATACTTCTTTTGGACTAAATACCTCAGGACTATATACAACACTAGCAATAAAACCAGAAAATCCTGGTACTTCATTATTACCAGGAGTTCTGCTTCCACCTATAAAAATATTGCTACGGTTTGAAATTGCGGAAGCGACTCTATTCATGCTACATGTCTTTATCAATTTACCATCTATATACACATCAATTGCGCGGTTATATACACTAACTGATATATTTACCCATGTCTGTAGTGGAAAATTTGTAACACTGCAAGTAGATTCAAGAGAGTTAAATTTATTATCAGGTGCTGTTAAAGATGGTACAGTTGGTACTGTTGGTACAGTACGATCCTCAACATATATATTCAAGTCATTGGTCCTGGGTGACAAAAACAAAGCAAAGAAACATGGGCTAATTGTTCCCGGAGCTATCGCTAAAATATTTTTATTATTATCATAATTTACACCCCACTCATCAACATATACCCATACAGAAAATGAATAATTATTCCTAGAACCGTCCACAATTTTATCAAGCGACTTAGTAGTTAATTCGGTTCCTTTTTGAAAAGACATCAATACCTCCATAGAAGTAAAAAAATAACTCCATATAATATATAAAAGTACTACAACAATTACAACACCTAATATTAATTTTAAATCCATTTATAATATACATCTAGAAATTTTTCTTAATAATAACAATAATAACAATAATAACAATAATAACAATAATAAAATAGTTATTATTTTTCATTTCAAATATTTAAAACAATATAACATTAAATAACTACACCGTCACCGGAGGATTCATATCTTTCATTGACTCATACATCAACTTTATATTCTGTGCCAGTACGGGACTCTTATAATAAACTAAACTACACATCTCTCCATATATACCAGGCGAAGAACCTATAATTACACCATTAGGGTTTCGATATGGTATTATATTTGGCTCAGATATTACTAAATCACCGTTTACGAATATATCCATACCACCTTCAATAAAATTTACAAAAACATTATTCCATCTTGAATATATTATTTTTACATCTCTTTGCGTGTTTGTATTCGGGACAACAACAGTTCTCTTGCCTCCATTTGCGTCTGTTACATCAATAGAAAATATAATAACCCCTTTTTCGGCATTAAACATAATATTGGGGACATTGCCACAGTTAATTAACGTGGTGTTTTCGACGTATGCTTCGTTTGTATTTGTAGGAACAGGATGAATATATATCCAACTCGATACTCCATAGTTTAGATTTATAGACATTGCTTTCATAGATGGCGGTATTTTAACATGACTCTTCAATTCCAACGGATAGACTTTATCTGTTAACTGATAACCATTGCTGGTAATAACTGTATTAAATATTTTCGGAATTAAAAACTTAGACGCTATTAGAGCAATTTCGATAAGCAAAATAATAACAACAGTATATTGTTTTTTTGCTAACGATAGTTGTTCCCTTAATACATTCGAACAGTCAATAATAAAACAAGGAATATACAAAATAATTTTTAGAATGAAACTAAATATAAAATCTAATCCGGTATTACCTGAAATCACCAGACTCTCTGAAGTATTGAAATTAAAAATACTAAGAATTAACGCAATGAGTCCCATGAATAATAAAAAGTTTATGATGCTTATAATTTGTTCCACTGTAGAAGAGATGGACATAACCTTTGTCAGTGCATAAATAATTAATCCAAAAACAACAGCAAAACCAATAAAATATAAACTTACTTTGGAAATAATTTGCGCATAAGGCCCTGCTTCTTTTACACCCGAACCACCAGATAAAGAGTATATTGTCAGTATAAGCAGTAACACACCAATCACTAAAAACCCTAAAAGGGATAAACTCTTATATGTTGTTAAAAAATCAAAACTGTTTTTATAGTAAATATAAAATATAAACCACACATAGAATAAAAGTATTGCGAGTAAAAAGTACTTAATAGTGCCTATAAATAATGATTTTATTGTCTCACAGTAAAAATTAAAGTCTGCCAAATAAGACAAAAAACTAGGATTGGGGTCTGTAAATGTTTTAACACCCGATGATCCGCTAAACGTAAAAGCGTATAGATAAATCCATCTTGCTAAAAACAAAAGTGATAGTATTTGTAAAACATTTGCCGATAATCCATTTTCGGTATATTTATACAAAAAATAATTTATAATACCAACGCCAATAACAACCATCAAATTTATACCTAGCGATATTCTATTTGTAGCAATATACGCAATAATATTTTCAGTATTCATTATAAACAGTGATCCTAATACGAGAGCGACCAAAAATATTAACTTTGTACTCGTGCTTATCTTATCCCAGAAAAAAACAACACTTATTATAATTGTTGCCAATACCAATCCAATTAAAATAGGTAACAAAATACTAGTTAATTTGGCAATTTCTCCAATAACGTCACCGATAAATTTTAATACTGAATCGGCAGTAAAATTAACCGCCAGCAAAATTGTCAATATTATTGAAAGAGGGTCTGTAATGTCTCTAGTACTTGCTGAAATATATTTTCGAGAAACAAATAATGCGATTATTATGGGAAGACACCAGAGTAATGTCAAAAAATTTATATTTCGGAAAATACCTAAATTTCCTATATTATTATAACCACATACCGACATTATAAGCAATATTAAAAATATACCTATCATATAACTTTGTATAATACCTCCTGTTGCAAACAACATAACTAATGATACTAATAATAATGCGAAAATTATAAATCTTGTTATTGATAAAATAATATCTAGTGGTGATGAGGATGATGATGATGATGATGATGATATGGGTATGGATGATGAGGATGATGGATTACTCATTTTTATATATTATCTTATTATAATTATCCTATTATAATTATGATATTATAAATATCATATAAAAACTATTGTTCGATTATTGTTCGATTTGTTAAACATCAAACATCAAACATCAAACATCAATTATCAAACATCAAACATCAATTATCAAATACATGACTCATATATGTGTTAGTTTAAGCGATCCATTGCTGTTTTTTTACCATGACAGTCTCTACATAAAGCTAATAAATTACTTACTTCATTTGACCCACCATTGTGTAAAGCTATGACGTGATCAACTTCAAACCACGCCGGTAGTTGACGCTTACAATCACCACATAACCAGTTTTGGTTCGCCGCAACAAATTTTTTCTTTGTTTCGCTTACACTTCGTTTCGTTGTTCCTTTGCCTGACATCATCATGCGATTAATATTACAACTTTGAGCGTTTCCGCCATTATTAGGATCATCCCCTAAAGCACCACTATTCGTATAAATATCTTGGTTTGTATCAGTAAACGATTTTGTATTTGTTAAACTTAAAAATGGACTAATTAAATTCATGGAATCACGCGTCATTGGCATAGTTTTTATCATGTCATTTGCTCTACCAAAAAACTCCCTAGAATTCTCCGGATTTTTTTTCAAAAATAAATATAAAGAAAGACCTCCAAAAGCAAAAGTTGCCATTTTTAAATATTTACTTGTTCTTACGGTATGTAATATTTTTATCAATTTGCCATCATAATATGTATTTGCTATTAATAGACCAGTTATTATAAATATTATTAACTCTATTTTCATTATATATTGTTAATTATATATTGTTAACTATATACTCAATATATACTCAGTATATAATAATTTTTAAGATACATGTATGGCTTTACGATTTTTCCTTGTTTTTTTACCTCCTCTGACTACATCGACCGGAGAATGTAATAGTAGTTTCTTTTTATATTTTGTCGAATTAAAACGTGTACTTGAATATTTTTCTAATTTATTTAAGATAGATATATTTTCAGAAAACTTTGTTTTTTGATGAATTTTATTTACATCTTTTATGCTTATTTTACTATCAACGGATATGTTTTTATTAAATCCATGATCAATGCTTACCAAATATTCATTTAATTCTTTAATATCAGATACCAGTTTTGGAATATTTATTACCTTATCTCCGTTCTTGTATAAATTTTCTATATGTATATTTACTAGTTTGTCCATAATTTTAGTGATCGTTGTTTTAAATCCACTTTTTACATTATTATTATTATCTAATGGTGACAATTTCTCGATTAGGTCAACATATATAGACATTACCCCCCAAATATCTACATTCATTATATATACTTCATTACAATACCTATCTAAATATAGTTTATAATCTTTTATGAATCTCATAAAAATATCAGTATTATATTCTACAATTAACCGAATAACTCTATCATTTATTATTTTTTTAATATCTTTTTCGCTATGATGTTTTGTCGTTTTTTTGATTTCATTATGATAAGCATACATCAATGTATCATTCAATACATTGATCTGTTTTTTTTCATTAACAGAAATTTTTTTATATTCCGACGTAATAAATCCGCGTACATTTTCGCGTGTTACTATAATTCCTTCATTTTTTAATGTTTCAAGAAAAACATTACAATCATTTATTCTATTTTTGTTAAATAATAAAGAAGAAAATGGATGATGCCACTGGGTGCTTAGAATATATAAAGCTTCCGGTATATCTTTTTTATCATCATTTTGTAAATATGATAACCCCCAGTCTATTAATAATAAATTACCATTAGAATGATCAAACATTAAATTATCTGCCTTAATATCACCGTGAATAACACCATTTTTATATAACTCGGGTATAACTTTTGATATATATTCAATAATAATATTGTTAATTCGAATAATTTCAATAGGAGTAATTTTTGTTTTTTTTATATAGTTAGTTAAAGATATACTCAACTCCGGCATATTTATTATTTTGAATTTATCCAAATTATTATTTATATTTTTTGAATCGACATGACCATTGCTAGCTCCATCGCTAACTTCCGATAAAATATTATCACACACATCTTCTATATTTTTTTTATCGTCCGTTGATAATTGACCGGGTGTACATATCGTGATACTATCAAGTAAAAAATATTTTTTTATACTTTCAGGCAAGTGGGATATTTTTTTTTTAATATTATACACATAAGTGTATTCTCTTTTACCATATTTTGTTTTAATAAGTTTACTAACATAATTTTTACGCACAGGTATACTATTTCCCTTACATTGTAAAGCCGGTTTAAATATACACCCAAAACCTCCTTTTACAAACGCTGACCCACCATCATATACGCTATGTAATCGCAACCCTTTCTTATATTTTCTTGTCTTTTTTACAATTTTTTTCATAATGATATTTACTTTTTATTGTTGTTATATTATTCACATATTTTATTATTCGCATAGTTTATTATTTTTTATATAAATAATATACTCCTACAATACCGCCAACTAATATTAGAAAGAATACTAATTTTTGCCTATATTTCAGTTCCTCTTCTAGCTTCACTGCTTTCGGTTTATAATGGTGGTAATATTCTTTCAATGCTTGTGTAAGAGATATTTCGTTCTTACCTGTCATTTTATTCACGCGATTATGAATAAAGTGAACCCATTTTATAAATGAGTCGCGGCTATCTAAATAAGGAGTTACGGGGTATTTGTCTAATAACTCACTAAATTTATTACCGATTCTTGAATCCGGCATAAACAATGGAAAGTTATGAATGAGTTCATAATATTTTTTCTTGGTTACGTCATTAGGGTGTATCGGGTAGCAGATGGCGATAGATAAAAGAACAAACCAATAATGTGGACCCCAAACATTCGAATCTAATACCATTTCTAATTAGAAACGATATAAAAAGATATCAAAGAATACATATAATTATGAACTCTAAATCATTAAAATTAACATATAATAATTTTTGTAATAATTGTGGGAAAACGGGGCATTTATTAGCCGACTGTAAAAACCCTATTACGAGTATTGGAATCATTTCATTTAGGTATAGTACCAACAACAACTGTCTAGAGTATCTTTTGATACAAAGGAATGACAGTTTTGGATTTGTTGAATTTATACGTGGGAAATACCCTTTATTTAATTTAGAATATATACAAACGTTAATAAATGAAATGACATTAGATGAAAAAAATAAATTATTACACATGAATTTTGAAGAGATGTGGAAGTTACTATGGGGGGAATACTCCGGTCTTCAATATAGAGGAGAAGAAACATCTTCTAAAGATAAATTTGAATCTTTAAAAAGGGGGATAAAAGTGAAAGAAATAGAATATAATTTAAAGTCTCTTATTGAGGCTTCTACTACATGCTGGCAAGAACCGGAATGGGGATTTCCTAAAGGTCGTAGAAATTACCAAGAAAAGGATATTGATTGTGGAATACGAGAGTTTACAGAAGAAACGGGATATGATTTATGCGATTTTAAGCTAATCGAAAATATTATTCCATATGAAGAAATGTTTATTGGTTCAAATATTAAAAGCTATAAACATAAATATTACCTAGCATATATGATAAATAATACAAAAGAGATTCAAGAATATCAAAAATCGGAAGTTCGAAACATTAAATGGGTTAGTTACGAAGAATGTTTAAATTGTATTCGCCCTTATAATTTAGAAAAAATTAATATAGTTGATAAAATAAATAAAGTTTTACAAGAATATAGATTATATTAACATTATATAAGAACTACTTATTTATTTATATTATATAATATTTATATCAATGGAACAAGACCCGGATAAAAAAAGAGATCAAAAGGGTAAAAAACCATCTATAAAAATTCAAAAAATTAATATCCCCGATAATGTTCGGGCAATACTTAACCGCGGACAGGGGGGGCAAGCGGGTGCGCAACTACCTGGACAAGGAGCTGCGGATGCTTCTTCGTTATCAACATTAGACCCATTTATTAAAATAATTGCCGACTCAAATAAAGGTATTATTTTAATGCCTGTTCTTTCAGATGTTAGGTTTTCTATTCCGCCAGGTTCTATTGGATCATTTGTAGATACGTCATCACAACCGTCAACATCTTCGCTTGATAAAAGCGACCAACAAAATATATCGGAAAAAACGGGTTATAGCCAAGGCAAAAAAGACGACAAAGGAAGCCGGGCACCATTCCCATCATCCTCGACACAGAGTTCGCTAAGTTTTCCTAATTTTTCTAGTCTTTCTAAAGCACCGTCTCCGGCAAATGCCGCAATGAATTTCGCAGGAAATATGACACCGTCGATATCGATGCCTGGTTCAAGTAATGGTAGTAAAGATTTTAATATTTCATTTCCTAGCGATGGTAAGAATTCCGGTTTTAATATATCCATTCAACCAAAACAACCATTATCGTCTTCTAGTGGTATAAGCGAAGAAGAACGACAACGTGCTAGTAGTTTATCTAGTCGCAATGGAATGTCTATTTCACCTTTACAAGAAAGTAGCGACTCATATAAATCTAGTATTAATATAGGACAAGACGCATTATCTAGGGCGCCATCTTCTGAAGTAAAAACCGCGGCAGCAGATATACTGGAGAATATTCGACAAAGTAAAGCAGCGGCGGCTGCTGCGGCACAAGGACCTCCTTATTCGTCGCCATCTTCTTCTTCTTCTTCTTCTTCTTCTTCTTTTTCTTCTTCTTCCTCGTCAAAACCGTCTATGTCTTCTTCTGAAAAGACAGAAAGAGAAGGAAGAGAAGGAAGTGAATCAAACTTTCAAGAAGAGTTACAGGAAAAATTTATTGAAAACATGTCATCTCAACAGTTAGAACAACAGAAAGAGTTTATTTTCAACCCTGACATGTCTCGTAAGTCGAAAAAACAACAAAATAAGTTTTTAAAAGAAAAGGGAGATGCTGAAAGACAATCAATAGAACATTTCAACAAACAATTTTCAAAACTTGGATTAGAGGGTGATGGATCTCCGCCGTCTCCATTATCGGAATTAGATACACAAACCGACGAAACAGCATATAATTTTCTTTACCCAACACTCGATGATCCAGAATTCAATATAAAAATTGCGTCGAAAAAAGAATTCGCTGATACAAGGTATGATGGAACAGTTCACGATAGTTTAGAAGCGATTAAAAGACATTCCGACAAAATGTGTAATGCTGATTTCGAATTATCTCCACATCAGTTATTTGTGCGTAATTTTCTTTCTTTTCAAACACCGTATAATAGTCTACTTTTATATCATGGGTTAGGAACCGGCAAAACATGTTCAGCAATAACAATATGTGAAGAAATGCGCGACTATCTAGTTCAAATCGGCCTGTCAACATCTCAAAAAATAATTATTGTTGCTAGTCCAAATGTCCAGCAAAACTTCAAGTTACAACTTTTTGATAAAAATAAACTTAAACTAATTGACGGTATTTGGAATATACGATCATGTACAGGCAACAAATTCTTGAAAGAAATAAATCCAATGAACATGAAAGGAATGGACGAAGAAAAGGTCGTGTCCGAAATTAAAAAAATTATTCGCAGGTCTTATCGGTTTCTTGGCTACGATCAATTTGCGAATCTTATCGAAAAAACATCAACAGTAAGTGACGATATTGATGATAGATCTCATCGAACAAAAATAATGGGACAAAAACTAAAAATTGTATTTGGTAATTCTCTTATCGTAATTGACGAGTTTCATAATATAAAAAACACCGACGAAAAAAGCGGCACGCGTGCTGTGGCTGAGCAACTTGAAAAACTAGTTAAATTTGGCCCGTTTCTTATGACGCGTCTATTATTGCTAACAGGAACACCAATGTATAATAGTTATCGCGAAATTATATGGTTGCTCAATATTATGCGGTTAAATGATGGGAGGGCTGAGATTGATATTCGCGACATTTTCAATTCCAACCCAGATGAAGGAATATTTGTGGAAACAGTGGAAGGACCAGGACAAGTTACCGAAACAGGACGGGAAAATTTGCGGCGTTTTTCAACCGGTTATGTATCTTATATACGTGGAGAAAATCCATACACATTCCCGTTTCGTATATATCCAGACGAGTTTTCTCCAGAACACACATTTTCGGGAATGGATGTGGATGTGGAAGAATCGGCCCAACCCCCAAAAAGTATATACCAAATACCAAATATACAAATAAATGGTTTGCAAATACCTCAACACCGCGCTCTTTCTAGAATGCGTGATAAGATATATTTATCAAATGCTTCCGAATATCAACAAAACGTTTATTCGTATATTATTCGACAGTTTATTAGTTTGAAACGTGATGAAATGCGCAATATTGAAGAAACCGCATCTGTCGGCATTAATATCCTGCGAAGTCCTATAGAAGCACTTAATATATCATACCCATCTGATGATTTTGACCCTTTATCGCAAAACCTCAACTACGATATTCGTCTTCTTGTTGGTAAATATGGTCTTAGAAATATCATGAACTACAACGAAGAAACAAAAACAAATTTTGAATATAAAGAAGGGAAAACCCGCATATTTTCTAGGGAACAAATTGGCAACTATAGTTCAAAAATAAAGAGCATTTGCGACAATATATACAAATCCGACGGTATTATATTAATTTACAGTTTTTATATTGAAGGTGGTGTAATACCAATGGTTCTTGCGTTAGAAAGTATGGGACTTACACGATATGGTACAAAAGCCAGATCCTTATTTAATAATCCCCCTGAGGGAGTAAGACAAATTGACGGAATTACGTCTCGTCGAAGAGATGAAATGCAAGCAAACGAAACATTTTTCCCCGCAAAATATGTAGTTATATCAGGAGAAGCGGCGTTATCTCCCGATAACATTGGCGACGTAAAGGCGGCTAGTAACGAGGCGAATTTTGACGGACGATTTGTAAAGGTTATTATTATATCAAAGTCGGGAACAGAGGGGCTCGATTTTAAAAATATTCGTCAAGTACATATACTAGAACCATGGTATAATATTAACTTGGTAGAACAAACAATAGGACGCGCAGTAAGAAATTGTAGCCATAAGAATTTGGAATTTGAAAAAAGAAATGTACAAATATTTTTACATGGTTCTATATTAACAAATACTCCCACGGAAGAGGCGGCGGATATTTATATGTATCGTCTTTCTGAAAGGAAGGCGCGTTATATTGGAGAAGTAAGCCGCATATTAAAAGAAAACGCTGTTGACTGCCTTCTTAATATTGATCAAACAAATTTTACGGAAGAAAAGTTCGATGAAAAGTTAAACAATGAACCGGTTCCGCAAATACTTTCCTCATACAGTCAAGCAAAAAGGTCGAATATTTCTATTGAATATAAGATTGGAGATAAAAACTATTCATCGGTGTGTGACTATATGGAATGCGTATTTAGCTGCAAACCAGGAATATCGGATGATCGTATTGGGTCTAGAAGCGATATTTTTACCGATTCAATAATAACAATGAATACCGATAAAATTATACAGAGGATACGTGATATTTTTCAAGAAAGATTTTTTTATAAAAGAACACAACCAGGGGATAGAATACAGGATATATCGAGTGACTTAATATCGACAATTAACTATAATAAAAAATATCCAATTGAAGCTATTGATGTGGCCCTTACACAACTTGTAGGAGATAAGAATGAATTTATTCGTGATAAATATGGCAGGTACGGAAGACTTGTAAATATTGGTTCATATTATTTTTTTCAACCACTGGAATTAGACAACCCGATTATTCCTCTGCGTGATAGACAAAAACCAGTAGACTTTAAACGTGAAAAAATTGTTTTTAACCCCAAAAAGGAAAAAAATTATTTTGAGGAGTTTAAAAAGTCGTATATCTCAAGTGTAGAACAGTCGCGTGCAAAGGCGTCGTCGATGATGGCGCCCACTAAAAAATTATCAACATTAGAAGAATTTGACGAGGAAGGCGAGGTTGAAAGCGAGGATGAATTATTTAAATATTTTTCTACTGTTAAAAAGGAACCTAAAATATTGATACAAAGTAGAAAAAAATTTAACGAAGCAAAAAAAATAAACAACTATAAACGAGGAAATAATGAATGGTACTATAATTGTGGCAATATTTTAGAAAAAAAATTATTATTCATCCCGAGCGAAATGTCTGACAAGTTTATTGTATCGCATATTTTAGAAGAATTAAATATAGAAGAAACGCTTTCAATACTTAACTATATTATTTCTATAAAACGGCGAGAAATAACGAAAGATAGACGGGATAATCCAGATAAATATAAATTTGATGAATTAATGGAAAGATATTACGAAAGCGAGACGCTACATAGTAAAACTGGTATGGAGGGGATGTTATTAATCAACTTTGACGGAACATATCAACTATTTATAAAAGATACAAATTTTAATATATGGAAAGCGGCGGGACCCAATGATATACAGTATTTTACATCAAACATTTCCGCTAAGAACACAATAACCAGCGAAATTCCGTTAAATAACTATATTGGTTTTATAACATCTATGAAGAGAAGAGACTTTTCGTCGCTTGTTTTTAAAACAAAAAAAATAAAAGTAGGTAAAACTAAAGCACAGATTAAGGGTAGTGCTTTTTCTACTAGTATAGCTTCAAGGTGTGACCAAGCTGGTCGCGCAACAACCGAAAAAAATATAAAAGATATGTTAGAATCCCCCAAAGTAATTGAAATACTGAACGCGTTGCCGGAAAATAAAAGAGACGAATATTATAATTATGGTATTGAACGTAGAACAGATGAAAGTGGGAGAGTAATTCCATTGCCAGAAGAAGTATTACTTCAACTGTTTATCAATCATATACCTTTAGATAGTAGTAAACCATTGACAGATTCGAATAGTCGCGACACAAATGAAATAGAATTATGTATTTTACAGGAATTTATTTTACGATACTTTGATGTAATATATAAAGATGGGAAAAGATGGTTTTTAACTCCCATACAGGTACTGCTCAATAAAATAGAAACATTAAGATAATCGAGATGTTTATGTGTAATTTCTGTGGATATATGTGTAATTTCCGTGGATATATGTAAATTAATATATGTAAATTAATATATATAACATTTATTTACATATATTATATATAAAATCATTCAACCCATATATAAATAATGAGTAGTAGAATATCATCGTCGAGACCTTATAGTCAATCCAGATCAAGCTCTCTAGCAGTTGTTGGCAAAATGTCTCTATATATTAAAAATATAATTTCTAAAAAATTATCTGTTCCTATAAAATACGTCGGAACAAATATCGCACAAATTCTCGAACAGATTTTAAGTGATAACTTTGAAGGGAAGTGTTGTATCGAGGGGTATGTGAAACGCGGTTCTGTTAAAATTATAACATTTTCGAGTGGAAATATTGCGGGGAATTGCATTATTTTTACTGTGGTTTTCGAATATTTAGTTTGTAATCCGCCACAAGGTATGCGAATATCATGTGCTGTTAATAATATAACGAATGCTGGTATTTTAGCGCATATTGATGAAGGTGAGTATTCTCCTTTAAAAATATTCATTGCTAGAGACCATCACTATAATATTCCTTATTTTTCCGAACTAAAGGAGAAAGATATTATCATGGTTCGTGTAATAGGGCAACGTTTTGAATTAAATGACCCGTTCGTATCTGTAATTGGAGAACTCGAAGTAAGACAGGAAAGGGAATCGCGTTCTAGTATAAGACATCAAGTAGAAAACGCGCAAAAAAAAGGGAGTAAATTATCTTTAATTTTAGAAGAAAACAGTGACATGTTGGGCGAATTTCAGTTAGAAAAAGATTTTGCAGCTTCAAAACAAAGAAAATCAGAAGAAGAAGCAGGAGAAGAAGAAGTAGAAGAAGGAGAAGAAGGACAAGAAGAAACAGGAAAAGAAGAAGGAGAAGAAGGACAAGAAGAAACAGGAAAAGAAGAAGGAGAAGTGGAAGTAGATGCACAAAAAGGAAAAGTCGTAGAAGAAGAAGAAGGAGAAGTGGAAGAATAATAAGAAGAACAAGTAGAACAAAAATAATAGTATTACATTTATGTTATAATGTTATTTTGATTTTTATTATAGTATTATTTTTTGTATTTATTTTGTATGTAAATTGACAATATAAAATAAAATTGAAACTATTATAAAGAGAAAGTAATATATTAAAGCAACAACCTTTCATATCAAAGAGTCTTATTCGCTCCTATGTCTATATCTGTAACTACGCCAATTATCACACAAAATAATGAATTTTCACCCGTAACATTAACTTCTACTTCTACCGTAGTCGAACCTAAAAAAAGAGGTCGCGCTAAAAAAAATGCCGGCAATTCCACTACAACCACTACCAATACTACAACTATTACAATTACTCCAAAATTTATAAAGAATGATGACATATTACCCAAAGAAGGGGCTACGCATGAAAATTTAGAAGGAGAGCATACATCATATAAAAATGAAGTTGTTTTGCCTGAAACCAATTCTACAAATAATAAAATGAAAATGAATATCCGTATTCATCTAAATGACGGATCAAGTACTGTTCATACTAATGGTATAGATGTAGATAATGACACCAATGACGCGCCGGAAGAAAATATATGTAGTAATAATTTGTCACAGTCGGCAGATAATTCGGAAGAACACTGCATTGAAGATGACAAAAATGATGATGTAGATGGATTATACAAGTTGACACGATTTAATCACGATATTTTGATTCCATTTCAAATTATTAATATGCATGCTTCTAGTAGAGAAAATATTCTTGCTCTTTTACAATTGACTCTGGTTAACTGTATTGAGGGTAGATGTATTTCCGAGGGATTTATCAAACCAAGAACAGTTCGCATCGTTGATTTTAAATGCGGAAAAATAGTTTCAAGAAATGTTCAGTTCAATCTTGTTATAGAATGTCTTGTTTGCAATCCTATTGAAAATTTCACAATTAACTGTATTGCAAATACGATTACACAAGCAGGTATTCGCGCAATTTCATCAGACAAACACTTACCTGTGGTTATATATATATCGCGCGATTATAGTATACTTACACAAAATACGTATTACAATTCTGTGAAAGAAGGCGACAATATAACAATTAAAGTAATTGGTAAACGATTTGAAATGAATGATAAATTTATTCAAATTATCGGCGAGCTGATTTCTCCGAAAAAGGAATGCGCGCCGCTAAAAAATTACAAAAAATCATATACATTTCCTTCAAATACTACTGTAAACTCCAACTCTATTGGAGAAATTATTACGTCATCGTCGGTATCTTCTACAACATCATCAGCAACAACCGAAACAGTACATGAAACCAAAAAGCAATCTTCTACAGGGACCAAGGCGCCGAAGGCGCCAAAAGAGCCGAAGGCGCCAAAGGCACCGAAAGAGCCGAAGGCACCGAAGGCACCGAAAGAGCCAAAAACCAAACTTAAGAGCAATGTATAACAGTACAGCATTACATCGCGAAATTATGGTTAGTAGAATATAATTTTGAAATAAATATATATAGAAAGATTTTTTTATGTAAATATAAATGGAACAAGTAGATAAAACAACATCATTATATCATACCATAAAAAACGTTGATAATAACAAATATTTTGTATCAAACAATAAATATTTTGTCGATTTATTAAAATCATTAAAAGAAAGAATAGAATCAACAAATTTATTTCATCAAATAGAAATATTAAGAATATTTAATGATAATGGAGTAGAAATAAATGAAAATAAAAATGGTGTTTTTATTAACCTTACCTATGTAGACTCATCCATTTTAGATAAAGTTTATAAATATTTAAGTTATGTAAATAAACAGGAAGACCAATTAAACGAGATAGAAAAAGAAAAGGAAAAGATTGTTAGTTCATTCTTTACCTGAACGTTATATCATATTTTCAAACCATAATAAAGACATGTTTTAGTATAAGTATAACACAACATAACCCACAAGATAAATGGCAGCATCAGCAGCAGCAGCACCAGCATCGTCAAATGAACTAAAAAAAACAAAAGATATAAATGGCGACATATCTGTTGCTTCATCTTTAAATTCGATTGTTAAAAAACAATTTACAAATATGACCGATCAGTACAATTTATATGCATCGACAATAAACAAAATGGAAGAAAAAATTAAAGAATTAAAGAGCATAATGTTATCTGAATGTTTTTTAAAAAATTGTCAAAATTTTACAATGACACCAGAGAATCCAAAAACTATATCAAATAAAAATAAAATTAATAATACCCATCTCCATACTAAAACCAATATTGCATGTGACAAAAATATTATTATATCATCTAACAATCACGAAGAGCATGATGATAAACACGATGATACACACGACGAAGAATCACCCACGGGTAAATGTGAAGAAAGTATGCAGTATTTTACACCATCACAATCCAATTCTCTTTTTTGGTGTTTTTATATTATTCATAATGGTTTGGCTTCCTACGAATATGAATTAAATTATTTTACAGCCGAACAACAGTTCAAAATTCAAACTATAGAGAAAGTAAAAAGGGGTGAAGGTAAAGCTGGTTTAAAGGAACATAAAATATCAAAGACATCTTTTGAGTCAGGGTTAATGGGATGTAAAAATATAAACGCGAAAACTTTATATGCTTTGTGTTTGTGTTATAATTTGAATATATTTTACATTTATAAAAATACTTACTATGAAATGATGTCAAATATGGAAAAACCGTTTCATATTATCAGATACAATTCCGAAACAAATAACTATTCAATATGCCTTCCTCTAGATACAAGTGCGACGGAAACATTCAGCAAACAGTCTGAACATATAGAAAAAATCAAAGAAACATATTGGAAGCTCGATAACCTAGACAAACCACTTCGCCCAATTACCGCATACTCTGTACACGACCTTACAGCAATCTGTTTAAAACTAGATGTTCCGGTTATTTGCGAAACAACAAACAAGAAGAAAACAAAAGCCGAACTATATGCTGATATATTACGGAAGTTATAAGAGTGCTGAGTTTGTGTAATACTTTTATTTTAATTTTTCATTTACAACTATGATTATTTTAAATTGTAATATAAAATTGATTACAATTTAAAATAATAGTAAGATTATATATACAACGCAGATAGAGAGATGTCTCGATCGAATCCTAATCCCAAAGAAATGTTCAATATCATGACACAAAAATATTTAGACAACATTTTAAAAAAAGAAGATGGCGTATCAGAACTCGAAGTAAAATTCGGAACAAGAGGAGTCAAGGAAATAACAAAAGACGATTTCGACAATGTCGTCAAAAAATTACTCTCAACGGGATTTAAAATCATAAAGTCGCAAGAATACTGTCTCAAAATTCAATCCGAGTTCACAGACATTGCCAGCGGCAAAACAAAATTGTCAAATATTAGAACAGAAATTTACGGCTTAAGTAATATCCAAAAATATTGTAGAAATGACCGTCTCGATGATATCAACTACCGGTTTGTCCAAAAAACACAAGCAAAAGAAGGTTCCGAATTCATACGCCCGGTCAACTTCGACGACTTCAATTTTCGCCTCAGTTATCAAAAAGAAAAGATAATCCCCATTACCTCCAGTCTTGGTCAGTCTATCATATCTACATGGGTCAACGAGAAGAAGATTTTCCGCCATATTAACCGCACGACACTTGTTCATGATAATTACCCGTTTCACGTAGATATGTCGGTTGTAAAAGAGTCGCATCGCCGCGACGGATATCTTATACCCGAATACTCATTCCAGGTATCAAAAACCACTGAATGCGAACCAAAATACGAGATTGAAATTGAGATGGACAACTCTCTCGTCGGTATCGGGCGTAAAATGAATAATGCGATTGTAGTTGCTGATACATTGCGAACAGGTATTAAAATAATATTGGCAGGAATCCAGGGGACAAACTTCCCCGTATCTTATCACGAATTAAACATGACAAAAAAGGACTACCACTATTTATTACATCCCGAAGAAAAAAGAGAAAAACTAAAATCAAAGTCAGAAAGAGGTTCAAAAGGTTCTGAGCGCGATTTAGAACAGGGAGACAATGAACCGATTCATTTAACACCAAACCATTTTATTGGTCCTTCTTCATATACACTACAGGTACTTAATATCGCTCCACTGAACGATGAATGCTCTGTACCAAATATTAGAAATAATTATACAGTTACGGATAAAGCAGATGGAATGAGAAAAATGTTGTACATTTGCCCAAATGGGCGTATTTATTTATTAAATACAAACATGAATTTCGAATTTACTGGCGCGGTTTCACGTGAGGAACGGTTACATAATACACTAATCGACGGCGAACATATTATACATAATAAAAATGGAGAATATATTAATTTGTTTGCTGCTTTTGATATATACTTTATAAATGGTCGCGATGTTCGTAAAAATGCGTTTGTTGTTATATCGGCAGCAGAAACAGGCGCTATTTCAGAAGTCGGCGAAATGTTGGGGGACGAAGAATTTGAATCAGCGGCAGATATGCGCGAAGGGGCGCGTGCACGTTCATCAAAAAAGAAAGACATGGAACTCCGCGAAGAAGAGCTGCCTCGCGGGTCTAGAAAAGGTAATCAAGAGTCGCGACTTTTGTTGCTTAAACAAGTAATACAGGATATGAATATTCAAGCCGTCATCGCAGGCGACAATGTTCCTATCAAAATTAATGTAAAAAAATTTCAAATAGCATCGGCTGAAAAAGATATATTTGCTTGTTCGAACTTTATTTTAACAAGCCAAAGATCGGGTGCGTTTGAATACGAAACTGATGGTCTTATATTTACACCATGTAATACTGGTGTCGCCAGTAACAAGGTTGGTGTAGCGGGTCCACTATACAAGGTAACATGGGATATGTCGTTTAAGTGGAAACCTCTCAATCAAAACACAATCGATTTCTTGATCACGACTAAAAAGAATAAGAACGGCACTGATGAAATTGGAAATATATTTGAAAATGGTATCGACAATATGAAAAGTGAACAACTCCAACAATATAAAACAATTATCTTGCGCGTTGGTTATGACGAACGCAAACACGGTTATATCAATCCTTGTGCTGCGGTCATAGACGATAAGTTACCTCACGCAGGGGATGTTGATACAGGCGAAGGCTATAAACCTGTTCCATTCTATCCGACAAATCCATATGATCCTGATGCTTGTGTGTGTAATATTCCATTACGCGAAGACCAAAACGGCGTTTTACAGATGTTTACACAAGAGGACGAAATTTTCGACGACGAAACAATCGTGGAGTTTAGTTATGATGCTACGCGTCCCAAACATTGGCAGTGGGTTGCTCAGCGTGTTCGCTATGATAAAACGGCAGAATATAAACGCGGCATTAAAAACTACGGAAATGCTTACCATGTTGCTAACAGTAATTGGTACTCAATTCATAACCCGGTTACACAAGATATGATAGCAACGGGGCAAAATATTCCCGATGAACTTGCCGACGATGATGTATACTATAATCGGTCAAGTGGTGAAAATAAGACCCGTTCAATGCGCGATTTTCACAATCTATATGTTAAAAAAATGCTTATTACTAAAACTTCCGCAAAGGGGAACACGCTTATTGACTATGCCGTTGGTAAAGCAGGCGATTTTCCAAAATGGATCGACTCAAAGCTGGCATTTGTATTTGGTATAGACTTTTCGAAAGATAATATCGAGAATCGCATCGACGGGGCATGTGCGCGGTTTTTGAACTATAGGAAAAAGTTCTACTCTATGCCCTATGCTTTATTTGTGAATGGAAATAGTGGTGTGAATATTAAATCAGGAGACGCAATGTTTACGGAAAAAGGAAAGGAAATTGTGCGCGCTTTATTCAACGATGGCCCCAAAGATGAGTCTATTTTAGGTAAAGGCGTTTACCGTCAATACGGAAAGGCAGTCGACGGATTCAATGTTTCATCGTGCCAGTTTGCATTACACTACTTTTTCGAAAATATAGAAAAATTAAACCAATTTCTTAAAAACGTAAGTGAGTGTACCAAAGTGGATGGATATTTTATTGGCTGCTGTTACGATGGCGCAACAATGTTTCGCGCACTTCGTTCTGTAGAGAAAGGAGAATCAATCGGTCTAACAATTGATGGTGATAAAATTTGGGAAGTTACTAAAGAATATAGCCAAACATCTTATGATCCCGATATCAGTTGTGTCGGATATTCGATCGATGTTTATCAAGATTCAATAAATAAAACAATCAAGGAATATTTGGTGAATTTTACGTATTTTACGGAACTTATGAAAAGCTACGGTTTCGAGTTATTGAGGCGCGAGGATGCCGTTAAATTAGGAATACCGAGTAGTGCAGGTATGTTCTCGGAATTATTTACGCACATGGAGAACGAAATACAACAAGATCCCAAGCAAAGATCTAGATATGGTTCCGCCCTTTCTATGACCCCTAAAGAGAAACAGATTTCGTTTTATAATCGATATTTTGTATTTAAGAAAATAACAAGTGTCGACGTTGAGGATGTTTTCCAAAGTGTTACTGGGGTACATGTATTTCAAGAGAAGATGAATCGCAAGGATACACTAATGGCGCAAATGGTTGCTTCACAGATGATGATGGAGGAGGGAGACGCGGAGGGAAGAGGAGACGGTAAAGGGAAAGCCTCATATAGACCTACAAAAGGTTCAGAGTTAAAAATAATGGGGGATTTGGGAAGTTTGGGAAGTTTTGGTGATTTGGGTTCAGAGACGAAAATCTCCAAACTTTTCGGATCGAAGGGGGAATCGTCCTCGCCGTCAGCAAGCAAAACCGTGGCTAAAAGTAAGAGTAAAATAAATATTGCTGGGGTTGCGAGCGAAGCATCATCTATAAAAGGGTATAGTGACAAGGATTTAGAAAAATTAGATAAGTCGGCGCCACTGGCGGTTAGTACATTAAAGAAAAAATCGGCACTTGCTGCTGTTAAGTTGCCGGAGTCGGGAAAAGTTGTTGTTGAAACGGGTGCTGCTGCGTCTATATTAGAAAAATCAAAACTAGGAATGAAAGAAACGTCATCGAAGCTTAGTGTCGAAAAGGCAAAGTCCGATAAGAAAGAAAAAGAAGCAACATTGGCTACCGTAAAAGTAGGAGAGGTACAAGGAGAGGTACAAGGAGAGGGACAGGAAAGCAAATCATCTGAACAAAAAGATAAAAAAAAATCATCTAAATTGGGGTCGATAAAGTTGAACCCATCTGCTCTTGCTCTCTTATCCGTTAAACCAAAACAAGGCGACTTATAGTATAGAAACATGCCATGATTATTCTTATTATTCTTATTATTCTTATTATTATTATACTTAAAAAAGTTGATATTTTTATCTTTTTTAATTTTATTAGTATAATAATAAGAATTAAACAATCTAAATATTATTTTTTAAATACATATAACTATCCTCCATATGTCATATTATAATTTAATATCAACAAAAAATCTTGAAATACATAAACGTATATCTTTTATAAATGATAAACAACCAGATACGTCGCCACTAGATACATCGCCACTAGATAGATCGCCACTAGATACATCGCCACTAAAATCATCGTGTTATATATCATATTCGCTGTATGATTATTTATCAAAATTCAAAAAGCAAATTGAGGTTTCGCTTGAAGCGTGGGATAATATTAAAAAATACACAAATCCTTATGAGTTTATTCATACGTTAATACCCGGTAATAAAATTTCAGTAAGCAAACTAAAACCGCTATCACGTTCCTTTTATAAAATGATAGAAATATGGAAAATATTTAAATTAGGGGAAGTAAAAAATTGTAGTTATTCGCCAACACAGATAAGACCTATATTACCTATTACGACATTTCATCTTGCCGAAGGTCCGGGAGGATTTATTGAAGCAACTTCGCATATTCGAAAAAATACGCAAGATAGTTACTATGGTATGACGCTTTTAAATGATGATCCTGGTTGTCCAGGGTGGAAAAAAAGCAATACATTTTTAGAAAACAATCCTAATGTTACTATTATCAAAGGGGAAGATGGCACCGGAGATATTTTAAAATTAGAAAATTATAAATATTGTAAAAATCGTTTTATGAATTCTATGGATATCATTACTGCTGATGGAGGAATTGATGTTTCGATTGATTTCAATAAACAAGAAAAACTAGTGAGTAAATTGATAGTTGCCGAAATCATATATGCCGTGACTATGCAAAAAAAAGGTGGGCATTTTATTTTAAAAATATTTGATATTTTCTCAAAACTTACTGTGGATATGCTTTATTTATTATCGTGTTTATATAGTGAGGTGTATGTAACAAAACCGCACACAAGTAGACTAGCAAATTCAGAAAAATATATTGTGTGTAAAAATTTTTTACTTGAGGATTCGACCAATTTATATAATGTATTTTGTGACCAATTTACAAAAATAGATACGTCGTTTGAAATACAAAGCATGTTAAATCACGATCATGATTATTACTTTCTGAATAAAATAGAGGAAATAAATGTGGTTCTTGGTCAAAGACAACTAGAAAATATAATTACGACATTAAATATGATATCAAATCGTAACAGTTACGATAAAATAGACTCTATGAAAAAAATACATATACAAAAATGTATGTCATGGTGTGAGAAACATGATATTTCTTATATGAAAATTTTCTCTTCGAATAATATTTTTTTGTCAAATGTATGTAATGATGGGATATCTATTTCTTTATTAAAAAGTAATAATAACTCCTTTATAAAAGGGAAAAGTTCTAATTTTATAAATAATGTTGTTTATGGTGGTGGCGGCGGTGGTGGCGGCGGTGGTGGCGGCTATGGATATAATAAAAACAAACCAAAAATAGTGATAGATACATCACAAGATATACTACCGGAAACTTTATCTGAAACATTACCTGAAATATTGGCACCACTACCATCATGTTCAGACAATGACACGAACGCGAAGACCCTCTCTACCAATATATTTACAGATAACTAGTATTTTTAATTATGCGAAAATAAGTTAATTTAATTTCGTATAATTACATTTTTGTGTATACAATTTGTAGACTTATTTGTATTTATTTGTATGCTTGGCGATAGTAGATGGGTGGTCGTTATCATAAAAATATATACCATCTATAAAATCTATATTATTATAATACATTATAAACGCGACGCCACAATCTTCGATCGTATATGGGTAACTCTTGGTATACGTATCATAAGCAAATATATTATAATTTATATTTTCCATACGACTAACAACAATACTACACGCTTTATTTGATAAATAAAAAATAACACCAGAGGCTCCATAAATATTTGGCCTCATCCTATACTTTGAAAGCGATGTAATATTCATATTGAGCAATCCATGTTGTGGGTTTAAAAAATCTTCCGGGTGTTTATTATAATACAACATCATAAACGGATCATTTCTCAATTTCTTTAAAACAATTTTATCATTACATTTATAATTTTTTCTTATACACGACTGTCCATAATAGTCGTATTTTTTTGACTTGGTAAATAATATTAAATTCTCTTCGTTAAAAACCAAGTCGTCTCCACATCTTAAAATACCTTCTTTAATAGTAAATATTTCGTTCACATATTTTATAGATAGTGACAACTTTTTAAGTAAATGTATATATGAGTCCTCGCATTTTATATATAAAAAATTCCCATCCAATATATAGTTTTCATTTAAAAATAAATCCCCAATTACATAGATTACTTCCCAGTTATTATAACTAGTTTTACTAAGAGTAAATTCTTTTAGTCGTGTATTTTTATGTTTTTGGCATGATAATATTAGTATAATACCATCTACGTTTTTTTTAGCATTTTTTACTGATGCATCATTGCGTTTTGGCATTTCAGATACTTTCAGTTGTATATTATCCATTTTATGTTTTGCAATATAGTATGATATATTAAAATGTAATGAAATATATATAAAGTTTTATTTTACTATTTATATTTATATTTAAATATATATAGCATTTACTATATAATATTTATTTCCATATTTATACAAAAAGAAATAATGCAATCAACCATAAATCTTATTTATAATACAGTAAAGACTAAAAGAAAAAGAGAAAGATTTGAAACAATTCTTGAACCATTACAAGCAATATTACAAATTGGTTACCTGTCATTTGCTCCAATTGGTACAAAACTTACCATACAAAATAATATACTAAAGATCCAGATTCCAAATTATTCACAATCTGTAGTCAGGTGGTATAATAACGATACACAAGAAGACCTATTTTACTTATTTAATATTTTTAATAGATTTAAAAAATTTTATCATTTTTTAAATGAATCCAAACAGTACCCTGAGAATAAAAAATTATATGACCTTCTTATCGAATTAGCAATATCCGGAATTGGAAATTTAATTCGAACATATAGCCAAACAGACAAAATACATATTTTACACACGCTCCAAATGTATAAAACAATGTTAGAAAAAGATGAAAATGATCACCAAAAAAGATTTGATAGTTTTGAAATACATCAGAATTTACACCAATCTCACGCTTCTCATGCTTCTCATGCTTCTCATGCCGTTACACAACCTCTACTATCAACACCATCTTATTCTGTACTTCCTAAAAAATCAAAGGGTATACAGAAAATATTGCGCGACGATTCTATTGACGACGAACTTGAAAATACAAAAGAACCCACACACCAATCGTCTATCCCAATGGCTGTATTACAGTCGGAATCTTCCTCCCATGAAGTAAAAAATATAGATGATGTATTTGTCCGTATAACAGACATATATACACAAGAACTATACAATATTATATATAATTCGTTGATTATAATGACAAAAAATGATACATCTTTTAATATCTATATCGATGGATTAAATAAAATATTAGAACCTACAAATAATACAATAAAAAAATGGATAGATGAGAATATAGTATTTTAATAAATATTATTTTTCCCCTTTAATTATACGTATAATATGAAAAGCATACTGTTTTATCATCTCAAAATTTCTTATACAGTATATGATAACAAATGGTGAATATATTAAAAGCAAAATACAAAAATAAAATATAAACTTCGAATAAAAGTAAAAAATAGAATATCCAGGCTCGGGGTTTTTGTCCATTCCTAATATTCTAAAAACAATATTATAATGACAATAGGTAACAACCTCTGACGCAAATGATACATATTTATTTTCAAATTTGGGATTTTTAGAGTTGTCTGTGTTACTACATATTTGGTAACAAAGTGGTATATAATAAATAAACCGACTTGTAAGATTTATGTTATAGTTAATATCCCAATCTGTCACTAGCATTTTTTTATTGAAATTTTGAAGAAAGTCGTCTCGATGCGATTTACTATAAATAACAGAATGCGTTCCCGATGAACACATACATCTGTAATTATGGGAGTCATATGGTATCAAAAACCATGGAATAGCGCCTAAAAAATAAATAAAATTATCATCACCTTTCTTCTCCAGGAAACTATTTATGTTTGTAACATGTTCTTTTTCTTTTATTTTTTCATTGAAAACAAAATCGTCTTCGAGAATTAGAATATTGCCGAGGTTTTGATGTTGAGCATGTTTAAATATTTGTAAATAACAATCCGTTAAGTCGGCGTGTGGGTTTTTAATCCCTTCTTTTTTACATTTGGTATATCCTTTGTTTTGTAAAATATATACCATTTTTGTAGGCTTTGTTTTTTCCAATTGTTTAATAATATTGTTATAACGCTCGCTGTTCTCTAAATGAATAATATACGTAACATCTACATTTTTATCTAATAAACCAAAATCATAATTTAATTTTTCAAAGCTGTAACACGCCTCCGTTTGTTGTAATCTTTTATCTAAATCAACATTTATTTTACTCATACTGATAATTATATTTTTATCTTATATTATATATTCATTAGATTAATTATAAAAATAAGAACATTCATTATTTTTATAATCCATGATTCCGGGATTCCATGACTCCATGACTCTATGACTCTGGGAATATAAGTGTATCTTTTTCGACACACGCTGTCTTGTCCGCGACGTCATCCAAAGCATCGCTCACTATGTCATCCACGACCTCGTCATCATCATTACATTTCTTCATACATAGTCTATTTTCTATTTTATTGTTATACTTTTTACACTCTAAATACCATAAAATAATGGACGAAAAAAACAGTAGTATAATCCCCATCGATAATGTTGTTATTACACCTACAAGTAAAGCATCTTTCACCCATTCCGTCTTACATATATATTTCATAATTACGACAATACCTGTAATAATTATTATGTTTGGAATATAATGTTTCGTATTTTCTACACATTTCTCGCTCTCATGTTTTGTTCCAAACATTACATCGCATATATCCGGGCCAAAATTTAGGTTCACTTCCGTATGGTGTAGGCGATGTACATCATTTACTTTAAAAATCGAATAGTTAATATTATGAACAGAACAGTAAAATAACATAAAGTAAAGAATGATCCAAGGATCAAAAATGTGTATCCCTAAAAAATACGACATTATTACAAATGGGTACGGTATTGACAATTCTAAAACAATCTGTATAAAATGCGAAAATAAATTGTCATTTTCATGATGATAATGATGAACAATTGAAAAAATATTTTTGTGGACATGAGCTACTACGTGATAAAAATAAGCAATAAATATAAACACAATAAATGTGAATATTCCTAGAAAGATATTCGGATAAGAAATAAAAGAAATTGTAGATAATATTAGTAACCACGACATGGCATTTTGTTTTAAATTATTTATTATAGTTATGTTTTCCGACAAATTAGGTCTAAAAAATATATTTACAAACCGATACAAATCATCTAATACTCTATTTATAATATCATTTGTTTTATCTATCATAAAATTCATTTTATTTATATTTTAATACTTAATTATACCTACTTAACTATAATACTTAATTATAATACTTAATATTTAATTATAATACTTAATATTTAATTCTTACTATTTTTAACTATAGTTATATATTTAATTTATATAACAGAATAATATAATACATTTAAAATATAAAATGTATAAAATAGATTTATATAATATTGATGTCCGTATATTAGATATATTTATATCAGGTCCTTTACAAATTTATGTTTCTCTATTCTTAAAAAATATATTTTTAAAATACTTTATGTTAACCACCGGTATATTAAATATTGCATTTAATGGATACGTATTTTTACTAGAAAACAAATTTATAAAAAAGAAACATAGATACTTAAAACATTTCATAACAGAAGATGGTAAAAGACAAATACATCGTCTTTATAATTTAACCATAATGTATCCAATTTTTTTGTATATTCTTTTACATTGTAAATTACCAGTCTTCATACAATTTGCATTTTTTAGTAACATAGTTATTGGATTTATTTATAACTTATATAACTTTATTATACTACGACAAAAATATGGTCTCATATAATAATAAACCTATGTTATATTATTGCATATATTCAGGGACTGTATATATTCAATCTAATTCGAATATATGTTGTTAAAATTAAACAGTTTTATATTAAACATCTTCATTACTATAATACACATACACTTTCCGGCAACCATCATCCACACATTAATAAGTAGTTCTACCTGTTTCTCATACTCGTGATTACAATCATATGATATACCAAGAGCGCCAAGCAACTCATCGCGATCATCGCACGAAGAACGTTTAATATATTTTCGCTCTAATGCTGTAAGCGGACAACCGTGTCTAACAACAATCGCAAAAGCATCAAATGAAACTATTATAAAAAGGACAGTTAAGTGTGTAAGATTCATGCTGAATAAAGTTATAAAAGAAACTAAAAAAATAAATGAGTCATGGATATGACGATAAAGGGTGCTTTCTTGTACATCCCTTAAATTAAATTTTTTATAGATATACATACAGAACTTTCGAATTGCACTATCCTCTATCATTTTAAGCCTTTTTCTGTTTTTGGAACACTTCTTCTTTTCTTTGACATCCTCTTTGACATCCTCTTTTACACTTTCTTTTTCTAAAGTAGATGCCATCTTTTATGTAAAACTATATCGTTACATTATTCCAATTGTTTTTTTTATCAACTATAACGTATTATTTTCGGTGAGATGGAGCAGAATAGTTTGCCCCGCGATATTTCACACCATGGTCAAAAAAGTGGCAAACATGTTTGCGAAAAACGACTTTCCTCAAAAACGGACATCAAAAAAATACTCCACATCGAAACTACATATTTTGCCCATATTTTACCTAATTTTATCACTTTTTATATTTCGCAGCATTATGGTCGCCACGTGACCACGTCGTTGTATCGCCACCAAGAGCATAAAGGTAACCCCGCGGAATTGGCAGGGCGGACGCCGAAGAAGTGATGATGTATGCAAATTTCATATCTCGGGGGGCACTTTTCAAAAATGGACATTTTAAAAATGTCCAT